GGAACAGCAGCTTGCCAAAGCCATTAAGCAGGCTACTCGTTTCCTTGAAAAGCAAGGGTTAACTGTCGCTTAGATCTGATTGAATATACTCTCTGACCTTGCAAAAAACAGGTGTTTGCAGGGACGCTTTTGTGCGCCCTTTTTCCTCTGTGCTGGCCCGGTACTCACTTTCACACTATACTTTCCTTTATACCGGAATTTCCGTCCCGTCCCTGAACACAAACACCAGCTTGTCCGGGTAGACCCGAACCGTCTCCGTCAGGCCAAGGAACATCCCTTCGTCAAAGGCTTCCAGCTGCTCCGACGCTCTCATCCTGCCCATAAATGCCTGCAACTTGTTTCTCCGCAGCAGCCTGTCCGCCTTTTTCGTTTTCATCTTCTCCATTTCTGCGTCCAGTCGGCTCAACTCGCCCTCCACCTCCTGGTACTGACGCTGGTATTCCTCCTGATCCTGTTCCTTCACGGCGTTCTCATGCACCATGACCGTCAGCTTTCGCAGCAGAACGTCTTTTTCCGCCGTAAGCCGATCGAGCTGCTGTTCCAGCCCGGAGGTCTCCGCCAGAGCGGCTGAGAACTCGTCCGCCACGCTCAGGATCTCCTCCCGTCTGGAAATCAGCCGGTTGACGGCTTCCACAAAGGCTTTCCGGATTTCCTTTTCCTCCAGATGGCGGTTGGGGCAGGCGGTTCCTTTCCGGGCGTACTTCCGGTTGCACCGCCAGATCACCTTGCGGTAGGGATCGTTGCTGTGCCACACCTTGCTGCCGAAGGTTCCGCCGCAGCAACTGCAGACCAGCCGGTCGGAAAACAGGCTCCTGGCGCTGGTGTGGCGGCTTCTGCCCTTTCGACGCTTCATTTCCAGCTGCACCAGATCGAATACCTCCCGGCTGATAATCCCCGGATGACTGTTTTCCACAAAGAATTGCGGCGCCTCGCCCTCGTTGACTTTGGCGGTTTTGGTAAGAAAATCCACCGTGAATGTCTTTTGCAGCAGCGCGTCGCCCTTGTATTTCTCGTTGGTCAGGATGGATTTCACCGTGCTGCCCGCCCACCGCTCCTTTCCGCCCGGCGTGGGGATCCGCTGCTTTGTCAGCAGCTCCGCGATGCCGGAGGGCGTCTGCCCGTCCAGAAACAGGCCGTAGATCTGCCGCACGGTTTCCGCTTCCTTTTCGTTCACTACCGGCGTTCCGTCCTCGCCCCGGTCGTAGCCCAGGAAGCGCCCGTAGGCCATGGATACCTTGCCGTCCGCGATGCGCCTGCGCCAGCCCCAGGTCACGTTCTCCGAAATGCTGCGGCTTTCTTCCTGGGCAAGGCTGGACATGATGGTGATCATCAGCTCTCCCTTGCTGTCCAGAGTATCGATGTTCTCCTTTTCAAACGTGACCCCGATCCCTTTTTCCTTCAGCTTCCGGATGGTGGTCAGGCTGTCCACCGTGTTCCGGGCGAAACGGCTGACGCTTTTTGTAATGATCCGGTCGATCTTCCCAGCCAGCGCGTCCGCGATCAGCCGGTTAAAGCCCTCCCGACGGGCGGTGGATGTGGCCGAAATGCCGTCATCCGTATACAGGCCCGCGTATTCCCACTCCGGGTTGTTCCGGATCAGGCTGCCGTAATAGTCGCACTGGGCCTCGAAGGAAGTCTCCTGCTCCTCCTGATCGGTACTGACCCGGGCGTAAGCGGCCACCCGGGGCTTCCGTACCGGCTGCAGGGGGACTGCGGCACAGGCCTGCGCCCTGGCCGGGATGGCGGTGACCTTCCGCCCGTCCGGCATGACCCGGACGGCTTCCGGAGGGGCGGCTGTCATGAACTGCGTCATCCCTGGTTTCCCTCCTTCTTCCGTTTCAGGTTATGGAGCCGGGCCTGCTCCCGCATCTCCTCCGTCCAGCTTTCGGACCGGGAGCGGTCCTTCCAGACCCTTTTCTCTTCCCGCCCGTCCTGAAAAACAAAGACCAGATGATTGTCCTTCGGTATCCGGATCTCCTTCAGAACCGTCAGAGCTTCTTCCGTGATCACTTTTACCCCCAGCGCTTCCTCTGTGATTCGATACAAAGTCTCCTCGGGGATCTGCTTGGCCGGGCAGAAGGCCTTGCCCCTTTGCAGATAAGTCCGGCACTGCCAGGTGATGCGGGATACGTTGGTCCTGCGCCGGTAATGCTGTCCGCAGCAGCCGCAGACGATTCGACCGGAAAAGGGATACCGGGCGGTGGTAGGCTTCTGCACGTTGGTCTTTTCCCGGTTGGCCTGCAGCGTTTGCCGGGCCAGGGCATAGGTCTCCCGGTCAATGATGGCCGGGTGGGAGTCCTGCACGTAGTACTGGGGCAGCTGGCCCCGGTTCACCACCTTCTTCTTGGTCAGATGATCCGCGCAGAAGGTTTTCTGCAACAGGGCGTCGCCCATATACTTTTCGTTGGCCAGCATCGTGCGAATCAATCCGGAAGACCACCGGCCACCCAGCCGGCTGGGGATCTGCTCCCGCTGCAGGGCTTCCGCGATCAGATTGCTGCCCAGACCGTGAGTGTAGTCGTGAAAGACCCTGCGCACTACGGCGGCCTCCTCCGGGTCGATGACAATCCTGCCCTTTTCGCTGCGGTAGCCGTAGAGCAGCATCAGGTTCATGGGCCTGCCCTCGGAGAAGTCCTTGCGCACCCGCCACTTGCAGTTCTCGGATACGCTCCGGCTTTCCTCCTGGGCGAAGGAAGCAAGGAAGGAAAGCATCAGCTCTCCGTCTCCGCTCAGGGTGTCCAGCCGTTCCTTTTCAAAGAACACGGCAATCCCCAGCTCCTTCAGTTCCCGGGCCGTTTCCAGCAGGGTGACGGTGTTCCGGGCGAAGCGGCTCACCGACTTGGTCAGGATCCGGTCGATCTTTCCGACCCGGCAGTCCGCCAGCAGCCGCTGAAACTCCGGCCGCTCGCCCCTGGTGCCAGTGTAGTCCGCATCCGCGTAGCAGCCTGCGTAGGTCCAGCCGGGATGCTTCTGGATCATCTGGCTGTAATAGCTGATCTGCCGGGACAGGGAATGGAGCATGGCGTCCTTGCCGGAGGAGACCCGGGCGTAGGCGGCCACCCGGAGCAGCCGGGGCCGCGGCGCAGGGGCTGCCAGGGGATGAATCACTTTTTCCATCAGGCTTTTCGCCTCCTTTCCCGTCCATATTCCCTCTTATGAGGGGAACTATCAAGCGTTATTTTGATACAAACCGCCCCATACGGGAGAGAATTTCCGCCGCAGAAACCTATCGATCTGCACAAATTCCTTTGGTGTGACCAGCCCGTCCTCCCGCATTTGCTTTGCAATGGAAAAGGCCGCCCGGTAGTTCAGTTCCCGCTCGAACTGCTCCTTTGTCAGTATGGGCGCGGTCGGTTCCGCTTCCTCCCGAGGAGAGGCCGTCGGCTTTTTGTTTGCCGCTGCTGCAGTCGGGTCTGCTTCCAATCGACGGGAATGCGTTGCCTTTTCGCTCTCCCCGGACGGAGACGCAGTGCTTCCAAAGCGATGACGGATATAGCAGGCGTGGCCGCAGTACTTTCTGGAGGCGCTCCCGCCTGTCAGCAGCGCGCCGCACCCGGCGCAGTACCGGGGCGTCCCGCCCAGCAGGTTATGCTTCCGCCAATAGGCGGTGCGGCAGGCCGGGCTGCAGAACAGGCGCTCCCGCCTGCCGGGAAGCAGGTGAACAGGCGCGCCGCAGTTCCTGCATTGGGACGACGCGCTCGCCTCAGTCCTGTCCTCCTGCGGAGTGTTCCTTCGGCAGAAGGTTTTGACGGTATCCGGGGAAAGCCCCAGCTTTTCGCCGATCTCGCGGTAGGTCATATGCTGCTCCCGGTAGTAGAGGATCAGCGTCTTCTGTTCCTGTGTCATGTCCGGCCTTCCTTTCCGAAGTAATGAAAAAACGGAGGCCGAAGCCTCCGCACAGCTCACAGTCTCCAGTCATCCCTCAACCTGAGAAAACGCTCCGGATACCCAGCCCACCCTGCCCGCGATTTCCAATGCGTGCCAGCCGTTCTCGGCGGTGGCCACATAGGGAAAGCGCTGCCCGGCGGACGCCTGAGTGATCCTGCCGTACTTTTCACCGTTGCCGCAGCGGATGTTGACCCTGCCGCCGGAAGAGACGATCGCCACTTTCTTTTCGTTGTCCACGGGCGGCTGCTCCGTGCCAGGTGCTTCCTCATCGGATACCGCATCCATGAGAGCGTCGTGGGTCAGGCTCCCGTACTTTCCATCCACGGTCAGCCCGGCCTTCCGCTGGAACGCCTTTACCGCTTTTTCCGTCTCCGTTCCGAACTTTCCGTCCGCGCCGTATTTCGCCAGGGAATAGCCCATCTTCATTAGCTGCTCCTGCAAAGACTGCACGTCCGTTCCCCGGCTGCCGTTCTGCAGCAGACGGCTGCCCAGCGCCGCCTGCGTAAAGACGCTGCCGCTCGGACTGTCAAACCCGGCGTTCCCATAGTCCAGAAAGGGGATCTGGTACCAGTGGGTCCAGTCTCTCTCTGCGATCCTGGTTTTAACGCAGCCGTAGGCAAAGCCCCGCCACTCCACGGCAAAGCCGCCGCCTACAGTGTAGCCCACATGCCCGTCCCGGTACAGCGCCAGCCCGATCACATCCGGCAGCGTGTCTATGGTTCCCCAGGCCATGCCTTTGGATTTGGCGTAACTGAACATGCCGTTGGCTCCTTTGTCCGGGCAGCCGTTGGCGCCATAGCGGCTGGCTACGGCCTTGTCCGTCCCGATGGCTTCCAGGGCGGACTGTCCGCCGCCCGTCCAGCAGTACCCTTTCAGGCCGCCGATGCAGTCGCAGACCACGGCCCTGTTCCGAATATCCTGCTGATAGCGGGCGGTGCGGGCGCTGCCGTAATGGGAAGGGTACTGCCGGCTTTTCCGGTTCAGCAGCGCTGCGGTGGCCTTGTAGGCGCAGGAGCCATACCAGTAGGGCTGTCCCAGCATCTTTTCGCAGAACGCGGCGAAATGCTCGTTGGTGAAAGGGATATTGCTTCTCTCACTCATTCCTGTTCACCCTCCTTGTTGGTCGTTTCGTCAATGCGTCCGTGCAGCTGCGCCAGCACGGATTTGAGCTTCTCAGGGATGGGCAGCCCCAGATGGGCGGCGTTCTCCAGCATGGACACGGATTCGTTGGAGAGATAGAAGCACACGACCGCGCTGCGCAGCGCGTCGCCGGTACCCACCACGTGCAGGTCTACAATGTGCGCCATGCCCACCAGCATCAGGATCAGCACCTTTTTACAGATGCCCCTGAAGCCCACGGCGCTGGACAGCTTCTTGTCCGCAATGGCGCACATGAGACCGGTGATATAGTCCAGCACCATGAAGATCAGCAGCGCGGTCATCAGACCGTCCACACCGCCCACGAAGTACCCGATCCAGCCACCAATGGCTGTAATGGCCATCTGAATTTTCGCCCAGATAATGTCAATAGAGAAATTCCGCATAGTCAAATCCTCCTTGTGTTTTGTTGCATTAAAAAACAGCCGCTTCATTTGCGACTGCTCATGCCTGTTTCTGCCATCCGGCGGGATAGTCTGACGGACTCCATACGCAGTTATTCAGCGTACAGACGTATCGTTCGCCCTGAAAGGAAATCCTGTCGCCCGCCTGGTATGCGTCGTGGACGCCCGTGGGCTGGACGTACTTTGGCCACTCGGCTTCTTCCGCAGACGGCTCGGAGGGTTCGGAGTGCTGTGCCTGAGATAGACCGGCCACCGCCTCCCGCAGCTCGCGGATAGACTTCTAGACGGCCTCGATCTCCTTCCCATAATCGTACTGCGGGCTCGCCCCGGCCTGTGCTTGAGCGTACAGCTCCTCGCGCTCCTCATCCGTGAGCTTGCCCTCCACATGGTAAGCGTCAATGCGCCTGAGCAGCCCGGAAAGATCGTAGTTCTTCCGGGCGATGACCTGTTCGAAAATGGATTTCATGTCGATCAACCTCCTTTGCGATTATTCGTTGACTGCGGCGGACTCCAGCGCCGCGATCCGCTGGCGCAGCGATGCTACCGTTCGCCGCAAATCCTCGCGCCCGCGCACGGTCAGGCTGTCCGCGCTGGTCGTCAGGGTGTTCACGCCGGGAAGAGCGGGAATGGGCTGGCTGCCCGTGGCTTGTACCTGCTCGGGCACGGCTGTCTCATAGACGACGGTCACCGGATTCCCCTCCGCAAACCGCGCCGCGAGATAGCTCTTGAGCGCCGCCGCGTCCTGAAAAGTGGCCGTGCTCCGTAGCCGCAGATATGGGTAGGGGCTGGAAACCACGCTGTAGCACCAGAAACAATCGTCGGCGTCCTCCGTGTAGGGATTGCCCAGGACGAAATGCGAGCATTTCTGTCTTCCCTTCGCGGCGTTTATGCTGCCGCCTGACACGGGCCGCAGGTTCTCGTCCGCCTGCAGGCGGCAGTTGAAATACGTTCGTTCGCCCGTAGCTCCCGCCGTCCAGCTTTCCGTGCCGTCCAGCGCGAAGCAGCGCCAGTTTACGCTCGTTTCGCCCGTCTCCGCGTCCGCCGTCCCACCGTAGACCGTCTGCGGAAACGCAAGGGAATAAACGGCTTCCTCCCGATGCGGCTCGTACTCCGTCGCCGCCGCTCCATGTTCCAGCTGCCACCGGGTAAAGGGCTGCTCCGTCCATGTGGACGTGTTGTACAGGTGAAACTGATACCAGCCCGTCGGGCTGCTGAACACAAATGTCCTCGTCTTTTCTCCCGGCGCATAATAGCCCATCAGCTTCGCGTCGTATTCAGGGCTCGTCTTATCTGCGTACAGGTAGGTTTTGTTCAAAAAAGCCTTGTCAAAGCTAAACGTGTATGTACAGCCGCTGACCAGAAAGACCGGTTCCTTTTTCAGATCGTCTGCGCCGAGTACATAGCCATATACGCCGCGCATCACATGTCCCTGGGAGATGAGGTTCTTCCCGCACTGCATCAGCTTCAGCGCATCGTACCCCGTGACCGCACAGGGATGCTCCGGGTCGGGAGCCGTCAGTCCCATCGTCTCCGGCTTCAGCGCCGTTCCAACTGCCGTACTGCTGCGCACTGCCTGTCCCGCCGTGATTGTCGGCTGCGCAAGGGCATAGCGAATGGTTATGGGAGACGCAGCCAATTGCGCCCGCCAGTCGCCGGTCGTTCCCTCCGTTCCCCAGCGCACGCGGACCCGCTGCCAGATGATGGCCACGCCCGTGTTGGCCGTGCTGTTGGAGATGTTGTTCGCCGGATAATGATCACAGAGCAGCGGCGTCGCGGCCGCATCCGGCGTACCCGCAATTTTGGCGTTGGTCTGGTAGTACCAGTCCGAGCCGTCCTCCCGCAGTTTCCCACCTATGGACCAGCCCTCCGTCCCGTCCAGCACAATCACGCCTGTCCGGCGTACGACGCGGTACCGCCCGGTGTAAGCGTCGATCTCCAATGCGTCCGCATACCCGTCCACGCTGCCCAACGATGCATCCAGCGAGAGTCTCCAATAGCCGCCCTCCGGCGCAGTGCAGGGAGCGCAGTATTCGCCTGCAGGAAGGCTGTCCTCAAGGCGCTGCGGATACCCGGGCGCAGGCGCGGCCTGACCGCCGGTGTAGGGCTCCCATGCACCGGCTGCCTCGGCGGAGATCATGACCTGAAACGCCGCGCTGAAGGCCGTGTCCGGCGCAAGCGTCGCATAGACGGCGACGGCCGATTCGCTCTCGCTGCGCAGGCCGTAGCTTCCTTCGATTCTGCCGTCCCCAAAGCAGGCGACTATATACCCCTTGCCCTGCAGCTCGGGCTGGCCGACGTTGAGGATCGCAAAGGAATACCGGCCGGTTGCTTTCACATTCGCGGTTCCGTCGACCTTCACCCATTCGCCCTCGATCTGGATGTTCAGCCCGTAATGCGGGCCGTTAACCCTCGCTTTGGAGATATCCAGCAGCTGTGCGCCCGTGGTGGTGCGCTGCGTGGTCGCGGCGTCCTTTTTCATCCAGTCAAAGTGCTGGATAGGTGTAAAGGAATGCTTCACGCTCAGGGGATGCCCGCCCAGCAGGTCGGGAAGCTGTACGGGATTACCTGACGCTTCCACCTCCGGACAGAGCCGCTCCACCGTCTGCCGGCTGCTCCATGCGGAGGTGAACGCGATCTGCCCATCGTTCAGCAGTCCGGCTCGCACCTCGTCCGCCGCGGTTTCCACCGCAGTCTCCGCCTTTTGCGCGGCGGTCTCAGCGCGTTCGGCGGCTTCACTCGCGATGCGCTCGGATGCTTCTGCCTTCTCCTGAGAGACGAGCGCAGCGTCAGCGGACGCCTTGGCATTGGCTTCGGCTGTCCAGGCGTTCTTTTCCGAGGCTGCCGCAGCGTTTTCGGACGCCCTGGCGCTGGTCTCGGACGCCTGTGCGGCGGACGCAGCGACGGCGGCCTGCTCCCCACTGTTCTTTGCTGCCTCGGCAGAAGTACGAGAGTCTGTTGCAAAGGCCTCCGCTTCGCTTCTCGCATTCAGTGCCGCTGCTTCGGATGCTTTCGCGCTCTCCCTGTCGGTGTGCGCAGCAGAGGCTGATTCTTCCGCACTCTGCCGGGCGGCATTTGCCCGTTCCGCAGAAAGCTGCGCAGCGGTTTCCGACGCCTTTGCCTGCTCCGCTGAAGCTCCCGCTTCCCGCGCTGAGGTGGTTGCAATCTCTTCGGAGGCCTTGGCGTTGATCTCGGACGTCTGTGCGGTGGACGCAGCGACGGCGGCCTTCTCCTCACTGTTCTTTGCTGCCTCGGCAGAAGTACGAGAGTCTGTTGCAAAGGTTTCCACCTCATTCCGCGCATTCAGTGCTGCTGCTTCGGATGCTTTCGCACTCTCGCTGTCGGTGTGCGCAGCGGAGGCCGATTCTTCCGCGTTCTGCCGTGCAGTCTCCGCTCGTTCCGCTGACCCCTGCGCAGAGGTTTCCGCAGCCTTCGCCTGTTCCTCAGACGCTTTTGTCTCTCGTACAGATGTGGCCGCAGCATCTTCACACGCTTTGCTGTTGATCTCGGATTCCTTCGCTGCAGACGCGGAACTGGCTGCGGCATTCGCGCTGTCCTGTGCTGCTCCGGCAGAAGCCCGTGCGCCGGAAGCGAGTTCTTCCGCTTCGTCCCGTGCGGTGAGCGCTTCCGCCTTGGAAACTTCTACATTCTTCGCACTCGCCTTTGCCTCTGCTGCGGCCTCCTGTGCCGCTACCGCGTTCGCCTGCGCGCCGCTTCCCGCCGCGATGACCTTGTCTATCCAGCCCTGCGCCGCTTCCGGAGGCTCAGTCTCGTTCCCGGTCAGGCTGGCGGTCACCCGCGTGCTGCCGGCAGCCGATTTGGCCAGCACCTCACCGCATACGGCGCGAAGCTCTACCTTTCCGTCGCCGGCTGAAGCCGTATCCGCCGCGGTAATGGGCCAGTAGAGGACGCCGTCAACCACATGCGCGTCTGCAATGTAAGGCTCCGCATCCTGCTTGCGCTTGACCAGCAGGGAGATGACCGCCTCCGGCCACCGACTCAGCAGTGCGCTCACGTCGATCTCCACCGTGCGGGCCAGGTTTTCTCCCTGCCGCCCAAGGTCGATGCCTGCGAGCCTGTCTGCGCTGTACCTCATGCTTCCGCCTCCGTTTCTTTCTCGCGCCACAGCGCGGGGCCGTTGTTCAGTCTGTTGATCCTGCCTCCAGCGCGGCCACCCGCGCCCGAAGCTCCTGGACCTCCTTCACCAGCACGGCGATCAGGTCCTCATAGCTGATGCCTTTGGAAATGCCTTCGCCTTCCCTGATTTCATGGCAGATCTCCGGCATCACCGGAAGGGTATCCTCGTAGATCAGACCATAGCGCTTCCAGTTCCGCCGGTCGTCGTTATACACGAAGGACACGGGAACCAGCCTGTCCAGCTTTTTGCCCATGGCGGTCAGCGGATGAATGTCGTGCTTGATCTCCCGGCTGGAATCGCTGGCCCGGCTGTTGTAGTGAACCGTATCCACCCACAGAATGTCCCAGCGGTTGTCCCGAGTACCCAGGTTCCCGCGGGCCGAGGCATAGGAGCCGCCGCTCTGGTCGCAGACCAGGCACACGTCCGTGTAGCTGTAGGAGCCCCAGTAACCGTTCCGGGCGGAGACGCTCTGGCCCGTGGAAGCGCAGTTCAGGGTCACCGCTCCTCCGTAGATGGTGGTGTCGTTGTAACTGGTGGAGCCGTAGACGGCGGCGAGGTTTCGGGTGTAGAAATTGGCCACGCCCCCGGACACGTTCATGTAAACGGCGTAATTGCCGTTGGAATATACGCTTCCGTTGCTGTTAAACGTCCAGTTCCCGGCGGACAGCGTGCCGGAAAAGGTGCCCGTAGCCGCCGAGAGCATCCCGGCGAAAGTGCCGGTGGCGGCGGACAGGGCTCCGGAAAACGTGCCCGTAGCGCCGCTGAGGACGCCGGAGAAGGTGCCGTTGGTGCATGTCATACTTCCATCAGTATTGATTTTGAAATACTGATTAGCGGTGACCAGACCGTTGAAATTAATCTTCGAGGCCAGAATGGACACCGCTTCCGCCGACTGGTTAATGGCGCTGATGATCCCGTTTTGCGATACTTTTGAGGCAATCTCGCCGGCGTTCTGGGTAATACTGCTCTCCGCCCGCCGCAGGCGCAGCACCAGGGCGTCCGGGTCCTCCGGAGCCATGTCCCAGTCGGTAAAGGCTTCGCCATACTCCACCATTACCCGGCGAATTTGCGTCATGCCGGTCACGGGGAAGGATGCGTTCAGGCCCAGGGCCAGATAGGAAAGTCCGGTTGCGCCGTAGTTTTCCATTTTGACCGGTCCCAGCCGGACCCGCTGCCAGTCTGTGGTGACCGTGCCGGAGCCGCTCAGGTGCCAGCCCACGCCGGAGGTGACCGGATCGCCCGCGTCGTTGAGCTTTGTATAGTAGAACCAGCAGGAAAAGACCTTGCCGTCCGCCGGGACCACATCGCTGTATTTGATATCAAAGGACAGCCGCAGGCCCGCGCTGCCGGTGGAGTTTGCAAACAGATCCGGCGAGAATTTCAGAATGGCAAAGCGGTTAGCCGACGCGGTCCCGTCCTCGTTCAGGAGAAGACCGTCCACGAAGGTCCGGGTCTTTTCCGAGTCCAGCGCGTAGTTCCGCCCGGCGTAGGGCTCGTAATGGTATAAGCCCGTAGAGGAGCGGACCGCCGAGATGATCTGCTCCGGGGAGATGGTGAGAGCCGCCTCCTCCATCCGCTGGTCGAACTCGGCCTGAGAGACCTTCAGGGCGATGGAGGAAGCGTTCTGCCGGATGAAGCTCTCCGCCAGCGCCAGCCGCTCCGCCACCGAGTCCAGCTCCTCCGGCGCGGGGGACCAGATCCCCGTCTGGCTGTTGGCTTCCACCAGAATATGGCGGATCTGTACCGTGCCGGTCACTTCACAGGCGGCGTTAATGCCAATCTGGAAATCCCGCAGGGAAGCGGCGTTGAAGCCGGACAGATCCAGCGGTCCCAGTTTTATACGTACCCAGTCCTCGTCCGTGGAGACGAAGCCGGCGTCCGTGACCCGCCTGTACCAGCCCCGGTCGCCGTTGGAAACACTGCCTTCCGCGTCCGCCGCCGTATAACGGAACCAGAATCCGGCGTAGGCCCTGACGCTGTTATTGCCGCCCAGGGCGACGTCCGTTCTCCGGATATCAAAGGAAAGATACAGAGAAGAAGCGTTTCCCGAGTGCTCGAACAGATCCTGGGAGAAGGGCAGGGTCACATACCGCCGGGACGTTTCCTCGCCGTTTTCCACCAGATTGCCGTTGGTAAAGGTCAGCGTATCGCCAGAGGAACGCAGGTAGTTGCGGCCCTCATAGGCGCCGTACTGATACAGCCCCGTCTCCCGCACCGCCGATGTAATGGCCTCCGGGGTGATCTTCAGCTCCGCCTGCTCCAGACGGGCTGCCAGCGCGGCAGCGTCGCCGGCCGTCGTGGTTATGCGATTGGACAGCGCCGCAATGCCGCTGTCCGTCTGTTCCAGGCGGGTGTCCATCTCCGTTTTGGTGTAGTACTGGGAAAGATCTGTTTCAGCGCCGCAGGAGACCCACTCCGCGCCGTCCCAGCGTTTCAGCAGATTGGGTGTGACGGAGGTATCCAGCCAGAGGGCGTCCGCCGCGGGAGCCTCGGGAGGCCGGTCCGCGATATGCCAGTTCTCCCGATTCTGAATCAATGTCTCCAGATCGTCGCGCAGCTTCTGCTGTTCCTGCCGGTAGGTCTCGGAGCCGGTCACCGTGGACACGATGGCGCTGTCGGTGAGCCTCAGCTCCGCCCGGCTCATCCGTTCGGAGAGACCGTCTACGCTTTCCTGATCCGCCTTGCCGTCCACCAGGAGCCGCAGGAACCGGTTTCCGCGAATATCGACGGCGTTCAGCGCAGTCACGGTTGCCTCCCGGGCGAACAGGGCTTCCACGTCCAAATTGGCGGCGATGAGGGAACGGATAACGGCGGTATCACCGAAGATATTCTGCACGTTCAGCTTTTTCGCCGTGATGCTGCTCTCAACGATCTTCTCGCCGCCGTCAATCGAAGCGTCCTGAACGTCGTCGTTGCCGATCTGCTTGAGCGTGCTGGTGACGCTGCCGTCCTCGTCCACAGAAACGGCGTAAAAGCGTCCGTCCGCGCCCTTGACCACCAGCTCGCCAACGGTCAGGCTGACCAGATTGGCTTCCGTTACAGCGAGCTTGGCGATATACAGCTCGCCCGCAGTGCCCTGGGTGATAATAGCGGTATCCGTGGTCAGATCTTTGATACGCGCCCAGTCGATATCCGCCGTCCGGATGCTGGCGCTGGCCACGGCGGCAATGGCTGCGGAAAGTGTCTGGATGGAGGCCCATTCAATGTCGGCGCTGGCAATGTTGGCCGTGGTCAGCTGGGCCCGGCTGATCTTTGCAATGGCAGCGGAAAGCGAATCAATTTCCGCCCAGTTGACATGGGCGTTGACGATATTGGCGGCGGTGATCTGGGCGCTGGCGATGGCGGCGACGGAAGCGTACAGCTGGTCCGTGGTAACGCTGCCCGCCGCCAGTTCCCGGATCCTGGCGGTCACCGCCGTCAGGGCGTTGGTATTCAGCGTTTCGATCAGAGCTCTGGCGATATGGGCCTCCGTAATGGCCGCCGTCTGGATATGCGCGGAGCCAATGGCCGCGTTCCTGATTTTCAGCGAGCCTACGGAACCGTTGATCAGCTGTCCCGCCCCGATGGTATTCAGCGCCAGCTTGGAGCCGGTGATGGAGCCTGCGGCCAGCTGCCGGGAGGAGATACTCACGCCCTCCAGGGTATCCGCCGCCGTGCCCAGGGTCATGGCGGTATACTTCTGCAGCAGACAGTCGTAGGTATACTGGGTCATGCGCATGGAGACCTCCACCGCCAGCCGGGGAACGACGACCCGCACGCTGTCGCCCAGATAGATTTCCGATAAAATACCGAATTGCTTATATTCCTCGGTATTCCGCAGATTCAGGAAGTCCACCTTCAGCGTTACGTCAGGCAGATCACAGCCCGCGTCGTACTGTGCCTGCGCCGCTTCCCGAAGCTCGATGAAGCACTGTTCTTTCGTTTTCGGATGATCTTCGTTGTCCGACTCTCTGGCCTCGGAAACGGGGAGGTGCATCCATTTGGGATGGGGGTAACTGCTCAGATAGGGACTGTCCACGTACAGCTCCGGCAGATACAGCACGCCGCCGTCCCTGTCCTCGCCGGTGGGCAGGATACGGGTGGTCACGCCGGTCTCGTCCACGTCATAGGAAATCCCCAGCAGATTTTTTCCTTCACGAATCTGTATATCCGTATCCCGGCCCACCCGCTGAACCAGATACACGTCGTACCAGTCCCGGGCCAGCTCGCCCCGGTATTTGCCCGTAACGCCCTCGTCTCCCAGCAGAGCTTCCACAGGATTGATGTTCTGAAACGAAACGTCCTGGGCTGTACCGGAAAGATCGGAATAGAAGCGGAAGCCGTGAGGCGACAGGCAGCGTTCCGACAGACCTTTCACCACGGCGGCTCCCGGCTCGGAGGAGGACGGCTGGTAGTCCCGCACCATATTGTCCAGCAGGTCGTAGAAAATGTGACGGGCATATACCGTGACCCTGCTCAGCTCCGGCACGACGCGATAGATCCGGAAGGGCTGGTCCCGCAGGGGACGGCTTTCCGCCACGGAGCGAATCGCCTCTGTAAAGGTGGCTTCCGTGCGGCTGTGCCGGAGAAAGCGGGCGTCCATATAGCCCCGCTTTCCGTCCGGCAGAACGGCCTCGTACCAGCCGGCGTTGGACGTATCCAGCACATTGACGGACGTGCCGTGAGGGTACTGCTGAAGAACCTTGTAACCGGTTCCGGGGCCGGTTCGCAGCCGCAGGGTACCCTTTCGCACGGAAGCAAAGTCCCTGTCCGTATCCACCGCGTACACGTCGCAGCCGTATGCCGTGCCGGTGGAGGAAGCGGAAAAGTTGACTGCCGGAGTCATGGCGGCGGGAACGGGCGCCCGCAGAATATACCCTTCCGACAGGCGGGACCACCGGTTGTCCTCGTCGATGGGATGAACCAGCGTCAGCTCCCATTCCCCGTTAAGGGTCTCCGTAACCGTGCAGGAAAGGGGTCGGACCACGCCCAGGCCGTTATTGGAAAAATCGGCGCAGTCGGGCGGATAAACGCAGATCATGGGGATAACACCTCCTGACAGGGCATAAAGAAAGCGCCGTCCCTGCGGACAGCGCCGTGTCATGCCGTTTCACTATTCTCATGTCAGCTGTTTCAGATCCTGAGCGTAGGATTCTCCGTCAAAGGGCACGCCGTCATGCAGCGTCGTGCAGAGGTACTTGACCATAACTTTTGTCACGGACCTGGTTCTCGACCGCATCCAGCAGCAGCGCCTTCAGAAACGGATTAGGCTGGATGCTTTCTTCAAAATCATGCACTGGATTCATCCTCCATTCGATCTGCCGTCAGGGTTCCATGGCTGTTCCCGCTTATTCTCCCTGCAGTCTTTCTTTCAGTCTGGTGTTTCGGCTGGTGACGGTCACGTTCCGCACGGCGTATCCGACCGCTTTTTTCGTACCCACCAGCACCAGCAGCTTTTTGGCCCGGGTGACGCCCGTATAGAGAAGATTCCGCTGCAGCATGACAAAGTGGGTCATCAGCATGGGCATGACCACGATGGGGTATTCGCTGCCCTGGGATTTGTGGATGGTGACGGCGTAGGCCTGCGCCAGCTCGTCCAGCTCCGTTACGTCGTATTCCACTTCCCGGTCGTCGAAGCGGACGCGAAGATTTCTCTCTTCCAGATTCAGCGCTGAAATCGTTCCAACGTCTCCGTTGAAGACTTCCTTGTCATAGTTGTTCCGGATCTGCATCACCTTGTCGTAAAGCCGGAAGCTGTATCCGCTGCGGCGCAGGCATGTCTCCGACGGATTCAGCGCCTCCTGCAGCAGCGTATTCAGGTTGGCCGCTCCCACCGCGCCCCGCTGCATGGGCGTCAGCACCTGGATTTCCGAGGGAAGCACCTGCCGGTATTTGGGCAGCCTTGTCTTCACCAGCCTGACAATCTCCTGAGCGGCGGTTTCCGGCTCCTCGGCCGGAACGAAGAAAAAGTCCGTTCCCGGGCCATTGCTCAGGTCGGGGAACTCCCCGGCGTTGATCCGGTGAGCGTTCAGGATAATGCGGCTGCTCTGCGCCTGCCGGAAGATCCGCGTCAGGCGTACCACCGGGAACACGCCGGAATCGATGATATCCCGCAGCACGTTCCCCGCGCCCACGGAGGGAAGCTGGTCCACATCTCCTACCAGAATCAGCTGCATTCGGGGCGGGATCGCCTTGAGCAGGGCGTTCATCAGGATCACGTCGATCATGGAACACTCGTCCACAATGAGCACGTCCCCCTCCAGCCGGTTCTCCTCGTTGCGCTGATAGCCCTCCGGGGGCTTGAACTCCAGCAGGCGGTGGATGGTTCGGGCTTCCATGCCTGTTGTCTCGGTCATCCGCTTTGCGGCGCGGCCTGTGGGAGCCGCCAGCAGGATACGCTTGCCCCGGGAACGGAGCACCGCGATCATGCCCAGGGTCGTAGTGGTCTTGCCGGTGCCCGGACCGCCCGTCAGCACCATTACTTTGGAAACCGTGGCCTTCAGAATGGCGTCCTTCTGGATCTCATCGTATTGAAGCCCGGTCTTTTTCGCAAGCCGCTCAAAGTCTGCGCGGGCTTCGGATGGGAGAGCGTCCGTATCAGCCGCCAGCCTTTTCAGCTTTGCCGCCACGCCGATCTCGGCGTAGTAAAAGGGCGGCAGATAAATGGCCTCGCCGTCCTGCTTCAAATCCTCTGTGCCCAGCATCGCTTCCAGGGCGGCGGAGATGGATTCTCTTTTCGCTTCCAGCAGTTCCTCGGCCTTTCGGAGCAGCTGCTCCTGCTCGGCGTACACATGCCCCTCGTCCGCCAGCGCGTTCAGGGTGTAAAGAATCCCGCTGCGGCAGCGGAGAGGGTCGTCTTTGGCAAAGCCCAGCTTTTCCGCCAGTCCGTCCGCTGTTTTAAAGCCCACGCCCCAGATATCGTCCGCCAGCCGGAAGGGGTTCTCTTTGACCACCTGAATGCTTTCGTTGCCGTAAACCTTATAGATCTTCGCCGCGAAGGACGTGCTGACGCTATGGCTCTGGAGAAAGAGCATGATGTTCTTGATTTCCTTCTGCTTTTCCCAGCTGTCCCGGATCATCTGAACCCGCTTTTCTCCAATGCCGGGAACCAGCAGCAGCCGGTCTGTTTCCTCTTCGATCACCGTCAGGGTATCCGTGCCGAATGTCCGGACGATCCGTCCGGCGAATTTGGGCCCCACGCCCCTGATCAATCCGCTGCCCAGGTATTTCTCAATGCCGTAGACGGTGGCCGGCATGGTTTCTTCCCATTTCTCCGCACAGAACTGATTCCCGTACTTGGGATCCACCTTCCAGTCCCCCTGAAGCAGCAGAACAGAACCCACGTTTACGTCCAGCAGGTTGCCCACCACCGTCACCAGCTCCTTGTAGTTCCTGACGGCGGCGCGAAGCACGGTATAGCCGTTTTCCGGGTTCTGATAGGTGATCCTTTCCACCACACAGCGCAGCGTGATCATGGGCGTTTACCTCGTTCATGCAGGATTCCCTTATATTATAACGTGTCCCGGCTTTTTCCTCAAGTAAAGTCGTTCCAGATGCGCTGCCTGTACAAAAAACGCCCCATGACGTGAAAAAAAGAGCGCGGGAAAGTGAGCGTTGGGGCGCGAAAAAGCGATCAAAAGAGGTGCGGCCCAGAGCACCGGAATGTGTACGCTGCGCCTTGAGAGAACGTAACATTCCGTTGCTGACGTAATCATGCTTCTGCGGAACAGACGATCATACCAGAAAGCGCCAGTTAGGCTGGATCTCCACCCGGCTGACATTCCCGGTCCAGCTGACGGCGTTGGTTCCGGCCTGCAGCAGGGGAAAGTCTCCGTTCATGGCGCTGTTCAGGCTGTCCAGTCCTTTATATGCCTCCTGCAGGGGCGTGTCCAGCGTAATGCTGCCGTCGATGTTTTCCAGCTCCACAAGGGTCATGCCGATCATGAGGGTAATGGTTCCGCTGCCGTACACGGTCACCACAGGCTCGGAGGCTACGGTTCCGGGGTTCGTGATGAACGCGCCCGATTCCACCACCGTAATGGCAGGAACGTTTTCCTGATACCAGAAGGGCTTGCAGCGGAAGGTGACTGAGAAGCTGCGATGGGGATTTCCACGCAGCACCTTTTCAAAGGGGATCTGGTTCACGATCCGCGCATGATAAAACCCGCCCGGACGGTTGGCGAACGTGACCTTCCCGCCGCCCCTCAGCCACGCGGCCACGGCGGGGATTTTCGCCGGGTCGGGGAGCAAGCACTGCGCCGTCAGGAGCAGATCGTCGTACACCGCGTCCCCTTCCAGCGTGGTCAGGCTGCCGGAGCGGCCGGGGATATTGGTGAAGGTCGCACGTTCAGCGGGTATTGTCATCGGCGGCTGCTCCAGCACATGGACGCCATATTCCGTGCATTTCACGCCGTTCCAGATAAACCAGTCTTTCACAAGAAAGCACCTCTCCTTCGGCTCACGCCAGTCTCAGCCCCTTTCCGCGCTGCTGCCGTCTGGTCAGCGCCGCAATCTCAACCGCCAGGGAGCGAATATCCTGGTCGTCCCGTACCACCATCTGCTGTACCTGAATGGTGGAAGAGACATTGTTGTTATAGGTTTTGCGGTTATCGCTGCTGCTTTGGACAATCGCGCCGGTCTGCGCTTCTCCCGTCAGGAAGCGGGAGGCGTTGCGGATGACCTTCGCCTGTTCCTTGCTTTCCTTCAGCACGCCCGCACCGAAGCCGCGCATGGTCATGACGCCCACTTCATCCCGAAACACCTGCGAAGGGCTTTTGATCTTGAGTTCCTTCTTTGCAGCGTTTACGGCTTCACGGGCGGCGGAGCGCATGGCGGAGATCACCCCGAAGCGACCAGCAAGGATGCCTGCCTTCAGTCCTGCCATAGCATTTACCCCTGCGGAGCGGAGGGTGTTTCCGTTCAGACTGGCATGAACTGCCGAACGTACATTCGCGGCGACCGCGCGGCCTGTATCGGACATGGGATATGCGCTCATTGCGCTGCCCAGCCCCTGCATTGTGGTATTTCCGGCGCCCTTCAGGCTTTCGCCCGTCAAAGCGGCCTGCAATGCGGACTCTATGGCGGAAGAGACGCTCTGTGCATCGGAGAAGAAGTCATAGCCGCTCATGCCCTCGCCAATGCCTGCTGCAACATATTCGCCGGTGGGCTTCACTCGTTTGGAGGGCGATTCAATCTGCAGCGCCGTGTTCAGCGCTTTTTCCAGATTGGACGCCACTGTTTCCGCATCGCTGTCGAAGCCCGCTTCCGTCATGCCCTGGGCGATACCCTCGCGAATATGCGCGCCGGTGTCGGTCACATCCAGCCCGTTCAGGAATTCCACAATGGCCTGCAGGTTGCGCAGATCCTCCTCCGGAACACTTTCACCCTGCCGGATTGCGCTGACCAACTCGGCAACGTAGGCTGACATTTCGGCCACGGTATTCGGGTTAAAATCCAGCTTCATACTCTGATCCAGCACACCCAGATCGGTGGACGCTCCGAACACGGAAGCCCAGAACTTATCCCACCAGCTGTAGTCCAGCGTCTCCTGATAGGATTGGATGCGTCCCAGCGCGCTGTCCACCATGTCCATGGTGGTAGTCGGGCGAATGCCTGCCCAGGCTTCCTGCCATGTGCCGCCCAGCTTGTAGACTTCATCCACTGCTGGTGAGAGGGCGTCAATGGCTTCCTTTGTGCCGGTGATTTCAGGGGTAATCAGGATGTGCAGCGTACCGTCCTGATCCAAACTGGCCACGGTGCTTGCGTCAATGGTTCCGTCCGGCACCGCCTCAATGGGCACTTCCACGCCGTCTTTCCAGAATTTCACCTTGCCGTCCGACATCAGTTTGTCCAGTTCACCGGCAGGCAGCTCGCCCAGACGCACAGGAAGCTCCAGCGTCAGGGCAGGATTGCTTTGAAGCTGACGATAGGCCAGATAATCATAGCCCGTGATGATAACCTGTGTTTTCGGCTTGGGTACGCTGACGCCTTCTGCTTCCCTGTATTCCGTGATGTAGGCTGTAAAGGACGGAAGCAGTTGGGATTTATCGCAGCCCGTTGCTTCGGCATAGCGCGTGACAATGGCTTCGATCTGATCCGGCGTGAGCGCGGAAAGGTTCACATTCTCCGCCTGCAGGTACTTCGCCACCATCGCCGTTACATCGTCCGGAGACAGCGCCGTGGTCAGCGCGCCGCCCGTCGTTTCCTCATAGGCCATGACAAAGGCAGTCAATCCTTCGGGAGAAAGCGCGGAAATGTCTACACCCTGCTGCTGGGCATAGCTCGAAACGTATGCGACGATTTCGTCCGGCTTCAGCAGAGAAACGTCTGCGCCGGAAGCAAGTTCCTTATAGCCTGCCACCAGACATTCCGCAATTTCTGGCGTAAGTCCACTCACGTCTGCGCCGCCTGTGACCTCGGCGTACTTTTCAACGTAGGCAATCAGTCCCTTCGGCGTGAGGGATGCAGTGCTTGCGCCTTCCGGCGCCTCCGTATAAGAGGAAATGAACGCATTCACCTTGACCTGCTGATTCTCTGCGGACAGCCCGGTGATGATGGCTTCGGTAGTGATTGCGCCGGGGTTGGCTGCAAACTCATCCCATCGTGCCTGTGCGCCGGTCATATCGAGGTCGGTGGCGATCTTGAGAACCTCTTCGGGCAGCGCTTCGCCGAACATGCTGTATAGTCCGGGCAGATCGGCCTTGATGAGATCGAGGTAATTGACAATGCCTGCAAACTGATCCAACTGCGCCGAAAAGTCAATGTCCGGGAACAGCGCCTGTACTTCGGCTTCGCTCATGCCGCTGTCCAAAAGGGACTGGATCTGCGTCATCAGCGACAAATACTCCGTCAGAGAACCCTCGTCCATACTGGCCGACAGCGCCTGCAGATCTGCCAGCAGCGCAGGCTTTTCGCTTTCCCCGGCCATGCTGTATTCGCGCAGCTTCGTGAACAGCTCATCCATCTGTTGACTGGCCTGTTGAATTTCCGGCTGGTTCCATACGGGCATGACGATGGATGCGAGCGTTTCGGCGTATTCCTGAGCGGCGGCGCGGCGCTCCTCGTTGTAGCGGGCGTTGAGAGCATCCAGCGCAGCCTGTTTTTCCGTAGAATCCTCGATTAACTGAATGAGCGCATATTCTTTATCATAGCGCTCATCAATCTGCTGATTGATGGCCGCCATGCCCTCAGCGGCAGCTTTCACGGCGTTTTCATACACAGTCACATCCGCGTCCGTTTTTCCGCGCGCCTGCGCACGGGCGACTTCCGCTTCCACCTTCTGCGCAATGGTGGAGAACCCGTCCGTCTCTTCCGGCGTCAGGCGGTATTTCACCTCAATGGCCTCGCGGGTATCGATGAGTTCCTGCAGACGGATTTTATCCTTCTCGGAGAAGTATCCGTTCTGCCGTTTCTTCAGCAGTCGGCTGATCTCCGCGTCCATCTGATCCAGCGTCTTGATATCCGCTGCAATCCCCTGTGAAACGCCGGTATAACCGCTTTTGTCGGCTGTGTCCTTGAGCGCCTGCAGTTCAGTGCGCGTGCTGTCCGTCAGGCTTTTGAAGGAATCCGTCCAGTGGGCGACGATCTCATTGCTTTCCTTTTCGCCGTCCGACCATATGGCCAGCAGACCGTCCAGCCAGTCCTGCGCGGACTGATGATCCCGGACAAAGTCGCTCTCCGACAGGCCGAAAAAGGACAGCCCTTCGCTGTTCTTATAGAAGGTTTCGGCGGCAGTGTCTTTCCACTGCTTTGCCGTCTCTTCCATGCCTTTCAGCGCTTCCCGCGCCTGCTTCGCGCCGGAAACATAATCCGCCAGGGCAATGGTCCCTGCAACTACTGCGGCGGCGACGGCGAACCATACGGCGGGGGATTTACCCAGAACGGAAAGAAAGCCCTTCCAGCCGCCGCCCGCCTTGCCAACCGTCGTTGCAAATTTTCCAAAGGACGCGGACACCGTGCCCACGCCCTTCGTGATCTTGCCCAGTACCAGCAGTACGGGACCGGCTGCGGCGGCATAGGCCGCGAACTGAATGATCTGCCTGCGCTGAGCTTCGTCCATGGAGAGGAATTTCTGGAGAAGTTCCTCTGCGCCGTCGATGAGACTGCGGATGGTGGGGTTCAGATCGTCGCCGATCTGCTGACCAAACAGCAGCGCCGTATTCTTGAGATTTTTCAGCTTGCTCTCCGTGGTGGCGTAACGCTTATTCGCCTCTTCTGACAGCGCGGTGTTCTTTTTCCATGCGCTGGTCGCCATGTTCTGCGCCCGGGAGAAGAGGTCGGTGGCGTTCACGGCGCGGAGCATGGTGTCGCGCAGGCGTACCTCTTTAATGCCGATCTCATCCAGCACTGCGATGGCGCTCTCGCCTTCCTCGTCCAGTTTGGACAGTCCCACGATAAAGGCTTCAAACGCGGCGGCGGGATCGCTGTCCCAGAGGGTTTTGAACTGCTGTCCGGTCATTCCGGCCACCTTGCCAAAATCCTCCAGCGCTTCGCCGCCGGTTGCAGACGCGACCTCCATTTTGATGAGCGCCTTGGAGAAGGCGGAACCGCCCATCTGTGCTTCGATACCCACGGAGGACAGTGCAGCGGCGAACCCCAGCACCTGCGCTTCCGTCAGCCCCACCTGCTTGCCAGCGCCGGCCATGCGGTGCGCCATATCCATAATGGGCTTTTCGGTAGTAGCGAAGTTATTGCCCAGATCCACCAGCGTGGAACCGATATTCGAAAACTGGCTCTGGCTCGTGCCCATGATGTTGGCGAACTGGGCGATGGTGGTGGCGGCGTCATTTGCATTCAGATCCTCGCAGGAATTGCCCAGGTCGATCATGACGCGGGTAAAGTCCGACAGATGCTCCGTGGCCACGCCCAGCTGACCGCCTGCCGCCATGACTTCGTTGATCTCGTCCGTACCGGCGGCAACTTCTGTAGACATCCGCTTCGATGTAGATACCAGTTGGTCGAACTCAGCCTCCGTCGCATCTACGGTTTTGCGCACCGAGGTAAAGGAGGATTCAAAGTCGATGGACGCCTTGACCGCCGCCGTGCCCAGCGCAACAATGGGCGTGGTCAGGGTGGTGGAGAGCAGCTTGCCCGCCTTGATCAGATTCTTCCCGGCAGTATCACAGGCTTTGCCGAAGGACTCCATGCTCTTTCCGGCCTTCGTCCATTCGGACTGTGCGGTTTTCAGCTCTTTATTGCAGTTCGCAATGTCAGCTTTCGTCTGCTTTACTGCGGCGCGGGCATTGTTGAGTGCGGTTTCCGCATCCTGCACCGCGTCGGTGGCCTGACGGATTTTATCCGGGTCGTTGACCTGTTGGGCGGCCTGCAGCTGTTCCTTTGCAGCATTCAGGGCTTTTTCGTATTCTACAACGGATTTCTGCTGAAGGTTCAACTTTTCCTGAAGCAGTGCCAGCTTCGCAGACAGTCCAGCGGCGGATTTGTCGAAATCCTTCACGCCTGCCGCCGCCAGACGATAGCTGCTCTCGGCGGTTTTCAGTTGCTTGCCGATGGACGCAATGCTGCGCTGGCTGGCCTGAATGGCTTCGCCCGCGGATTTCCAGCTTGTCTGGGAGAGGGCGAGCTGACGATTGCACTGATCGATCTCGGCGGCAGTTTCCTTCACCGCGCCCTTCGCGCCGTTGAGCTTGGTTTGCGCCGAGGAGAATGCGTCTGCCGCGTTCTGCGTAGACTTCTTCAGTGCGACATTCTGGCCTTCCAGCTTTTTGACTTCCTGAACGGCGGCGCGGTACTCGCCCTTGTAAGCGTCCAGATTCGCTTTCGCCGCAATGGTCGCGGAGTCCGTCTCGCCCAGCGTGTTTTTGTAGTGCTTGTACGCCTGTGCGGCACTTGCCACTTCTGTTTTCAGCTGCTGCTGTTTGTCCTTCGCATCCAACAGCCGCTGGGCGTAGTCATTCTGCCGGGCATAGCATTCCTGCAGCTTGTCGCCGGCCTGCTGGAGCGCGCGCTCATACTGGCCAACCGCATCCTGCTGAAGCTGGAAGGTGCGCTGGAGCGTGGACAGCTTGGCAGATAACCCCGCCGTGGTCGTCTCGAAATTCTCCACGCCCGCGGAAGCCAGATGAAACGCCGACTCCGCTTCCTGGATCTGCTTATTGATGGATTTAATGTTGCGCGTGAAGTTATCGCTGTTCAGCGACAGCGATACCACAAGATCGCGGAGCGTCTCGCTCATGACGGGTCACCTGCCTTGTTGATCATCTGTAAAGCAAAATCACCATTTTAAATTCTGAATCCCCGGTTTTCTCTAAAAAAATAACTTGACGCGGACGCATGATTCGATTATAATATGCATAGGATAAAGCTGTAGTGGACACTACAGTTTGGGCTGGTCGAAAGACCCGGGTCCACCTGCGGCGGGGAAGTTCCCCGCCCTTTCTTTTATCGGCCAGATCCTGCCCGTAACAGCACGAAAAGGTGTGAGCAATACGAAAGAACTCAGTATTTTTGTCGATGAATCTGGCGATTTTGGCCCTTTTGAAAAACATTCGCCGTTTTATCTCTTCACGCTTGTTCTTCACGACCAGAGAAGCAGCATACTGCCGCAGATCGAGGCTTTGGAGACTTCATTAAGTGGCAGCGGACTCAAGAGTGCGCACTGTTTCCATATAGGCCCGCTCATTCGCCGGGAAGAAGACTATTTCTACATGAGCGTTTCTGAGAGGCGCAGGCTTTTGAACAAGCTGGTTGCATTTACGCGCAGAACCGGCATTCATTACAAGACCTGTATTGTGGAAAAAAGGCAACATCCGGACGCCATGTCTCTGACCATTGCGCTTTCAAGACAACTCAGCCGTTTTCTAAGCGACAATCTTTCTTTTTTTCAGGGGTATGAACGAGTGGTTGTCTATTATGATAACGGACAGATCGAACTGAACCGCATTCTGGCTTCCGTGTTTGCCGTCATGCTGCCTCACGCCGAGTTTAAGCGCGTGCTTCCAGCGCAGTATCGACTGTTTCAGGTTGCCGATTTGCTGTGTACCATGGAGTTGATACAGCTTAAGGCAGGGCGTCATAGCCTGTCCAAATCGGAAGAGAATTTCTTCGGAAACCAGCGCGATTTGAAGAAAAACTATCTGCTACCCCTGCAAAAGCTGCGAATTGATCACAATCTCTGATTACGGGAAGATGGTTAAGGCTTCAGTTCCGTCCACACCTCGTCAATATAGCGTTGGCGAGGCGCTTTCTTTTCCTGTTCCCGTTTCGCGTTCCACGCCCGTATCTTCAGGAAGCCCGGCATGTCCATGCGGTCGATCTCGTCCATGCGCCAGCCGGATTCCAGCAGGGAGTTATAGGTGGAATAGATAAACTCAGGCAGCGTCAGAACAGCGGGATCTCTTCCAACTCCGCTTCCGTCTGTGTCGTCGCCGGTTCCGTCGCCGCCTTCGTAGGGAACTCGCTGAGAATCTCCGTGGTCTGGGTCTGCACAGCCATCAGCGCCAGAGCGATATCGTGCATCAGGCGATCCACGGGATAGCCGTCCAGCACGTCGTCCGGGGTGAACTGATTGCCGAACAGCAGACAGAACCAGCGGATCATCACGTCCATCGCGTCCGGAATACTGACCTGTTCCGATTGCGGGATCTCTTCGCCCTTGACGGCGGCGTTGGACAGCGCCACAATGCGGGCGTACATCTTCGCCGCCGGTTCCATCTCGCGCAGGGCGCGGCCGGAGACGAAATCCACGGCATATTTCTTATCCTTGAGGGTGCAGGTGATCATAGCGATTGCCTCCTATGTCATCGAAAAGATTCTCCGCGCAACACACACTGCGCGGAGAACAACGGAGTAAAGCGGTCACGGGCTGGACGTGAATACCGGCTCGTACACGCTTTCCAGGAACGTCGCGCCCTTTTCAGCCGTGAAGCCATTTTCTCCTTCATCGGCCACCGCCTGATACTGATTATCATGGGTGCGGCGAATAGCCGTCCATTCCACCTCGCCGGTCTGGCGGGTGATGCTTTTGCCTTCCTTCGTGGCATAGCTCTCGGTCACGGGCTTGGCGCGCACCTTGTAAAGCCACACAAAGCGGTATTTATGGTTGGCCTTTTCGCTCTTGAAACCGACAGCGAAATAGGGAGGCTTGTCGGTGGACGAACGGATCAGCACGCCGTTGTCGTCGATCTTGTTGGCGAAAATCATCTCCTGGATGATCAGCGGAAGATCGGCAAGCTTGGTTTTGAACGACAATTCCGGGTCTGGATACAGAACGTCGCCCTCCTGATCATCAAAATATTGTACATCCGGGTCGCTGTTCTGGGGCGTGATAGACGCCTCGATAGCGCCGGCGACCAGCTGAAGCGCGCCGTAGGTCAGCGTTTCTTCGGTATCCACCGTCAGCGGCGCGATGACCATGTTTTTAAGGCCCACCGTAGAGCTTACGGCGGGCGAAGCAGCGGGATTAGCCATATAGATATCCTCCTTGCAGTTATTTCAGTAATTCGTCCTTCAGGATGTTCTTCATGATCTGGTATGCCTCGTCCTTGCGCACGTCGAAGGCGGGGCGCACAAAGGGATGGGCTGGCGCAGGACCGGGGCCGCCATGGCCGTGCTCGACCGGGTTGGCATAGTACGCGCCCTTTTCGGAATGCTTGACGCCGATGGTGATATACTTGCCGCCACTGCGGGACTTGCGCACGTTATGTGTTCGGATGGAACCGTGCAGCGCGCCGGTGATGATTTTCGGGTCGGACGCAGCGTTGTGCAGCATCTGTTCCTCGATGGGCTTCGCGCCTTCCTGCAGTGCCCGGTTCACGCCCTGCCCGAATTCCAGATTGGACGCCATGTTGGTCAGATCATCGCGCAGGTTGTCAAAGCCCTGCAGTTCCATTGGCATGAGAATCACCTCCCAGCGGCGCGTCCTGCCAGTAGACCCACGTCCACTGCACCGTGTAGGTGCGGGTGGCGGGGTCGTAGGCGGGCTGATTATATCCCTTGTCGCTTTCTTCCAGCATCCAGAAATCCGCGTCGTACATGGCCTGACGGATGCGGTTCGCCATTTCGGTAGGATCGATATCGCTCCAGAGGTTCAGGTAGACATACGTCCGATACCCAACGGGCCGGTCATCCTGAAAGGCCGTCTCCGTGGTGGTGCTGGAATACACGACGTACTGCACCGGCGGATTCTGATTGGGCGAGGTCGCGCGCCAGATGCCCGCAATGACGGGAATGCCGATGTTCTTTAATGCTTCCTGCACCTGTCGCATCATCCGCTCACTCCCTTCGCAATGGACGCTTTCAGACCGAGATAGGTTTTCTTGAACGAATACTCGCCCAGCGTGGAGATGATCCACTTCTCGTCCTGAAACTTCACCCACATGCCGGGCTTTACGTCCTTTCTGTATCGGATGGTGAAGTTGATCACCTGTTCGGTGTTCATCACATCGGCAGCACGATAGTGCTGGTTGCCCGCGTCCACGGCTCCGGCCCATACGCGGCAGACAACCACGTCCCTGGGTTCGGGATAGCCGTTTTCATTGATCACATTCTCGGTATACCCGATCTCCACCAGATGGTGCAGATCCCCGGGATGGGGCGTGCCCTCAAAGTTCTTATAACCGCGCATGCGCCAGCATCTCCTTCAGCAAGCACAACATATCCACATATTCCACGGGATTATCCACAATATGTTGTAATTCGTTTATTACACATGAGCCGTTCATCTTCAGAACATTCTTTCCGGATCGCGATGGGGATAGAGCAGATTCTCAAAGGCGGCGCGCATGGCCTTGAACGCCTGGGGATCCGGGTTGTCGCGGTTCTCGTAGTAGTGGGATACGAAGAGCAGACAGGCCAGCCGCGCGGGTTCTGGCGCTTCCTCTTCAAAGGAAACGCGGCAGTAGTCCTCTGCGGCGGCCTGCGCCTGCTGGATCAGCCCCTCGATGCAGGCGTCTTCTTCGTCGTGCTGGATGCGGAGATGGGTTTTCACCTCGTCGACTGTCAGGATCATGCTCCGTGCCCGGAAGAAGCTGATTCGTCAATCATCAGCCCGGCGGCCTTCAGTGCCGAAAGCAGCGCGTTGAGGTCGTCCCGCAATGCGGCGACAGTAGTCGCTTCGCTGGCGGGAACATGTTCAATCTGCGGCACGGGCAATCCGAACAGATCCTCGCCGCCCTCGATCACCGCGCCGGGCAGGAATGTCAGCTTTCCGCCAATAACCAGCTCGTTGCCGCCTTGGGCAAAATAGTTGTGGGTGTTCCGGGTGACGTCCGCAACGGGGTCTTCTTTGCGCATTGTAATTTCCTCCTACTGTTACTGTTGCTGCAGGAGCCGCCCCAGGGCGGAGCGGCTCCGCATGGTTCTGCTTACGCCTTCATCTGCAGGCACTTCACCGCTTCACGAAGAATCAGCCTGCCGTCCACACGCTGGGTGACCTTAAAGCCCACCTGATCCTTCTGGGCGAACAGCTCGTTCAGCCGCTGGATGGAGCGCCCCTCCCGATCCGCCAGCCAGTAATAGCTAAAATCGCCGTACAGGATGGCCTTGTTGCCCGCCGTGGGCAGGGGCATATAGTTGGACACCAGCACCTTCTGGTTGAGCAGCGTGTCGGGCTGCCCCGCCAGCAGACCCAACTGCCAGATGAAATTGCCCTGACCGTCCTTGAGCTTGCGCAGCAGCTTCAGCGTAGCGTCGTTCATGATCCACAGTCCCTTGCGGCGGTATCCGCTCTTGAGCGAATGCTGCAGGTCAATCAGCTCGTCTGCCGTAATGGCCACGGAAGACGCGGCGGTCACGCCCAGCTCCGCGCCCAGGGTATCGTGCAGGAGGCCGGTGGGCTTATGCGTGCCGTTGCCAGTCAGGATGGCCTCTTCCTCGGCAGCACCCACACGCCGTGCGAACTCGTTGGTAATATATCCGGCCAGGTCGAAGGCGCTGTCGTGGAGCAGTTCTTCAGAGATGCGGATCATGCTGGCCACCTTGTGGGCGCCCAGCGTGACCTGACCGAAGGCGTCGTCGGATTCGGGGATCTCTGCCTCCTCCTCCACCCAGGCGGCCGCGCCCTTGCTGGTCACCAGCGGGATCTTGCGATCGCCGGAGGAGGTGGTGATCTTATGCACCAGCCCGCGCATGATGTTTTCGTCCTCCAGCCCCTGGATCAGCTGGCGCTCGAACTCGTCGGGGACGGTATAGCCGCCCTCGGACAGCTCGCCCACCTGCAGCGCGTCCCGCACGTCGTAGTTCAGTCGGTCGGTGGCGCGCATCAGCTTCCAGAAAGCGTCCCGGTAGGCGTCGGACGCGACGCCGCGTCGGGTCTCCGGCGCGCGCAGGGGACGAGAGGTCAGGGCAGGGCGCACGGGAGCGTTCAGCTCGCGCTCGATCTCCGCGGCCCGCTCCTCACGCTCGATGGCGTGACCCAGATCCACGACCTCCTGCTCCATACGTTCATACGTCGCGGTATCCTCGCCGGACATCAGGCCGTTTTCACCGCTGCGCTCGTCCAGAAACGCCTTCGCCTTGTCCCACACATCGCTGCGCTTCTGGCGCAATTCAAGAATTTTGCTCATGGTGTTTTTCCTCCTTCTGATCATTGGATTGTTCATTGGAATCGGAATGCTCATATCGCCGGCTGGCGGGCATGAGCAGACCCAGCCGCTTCTGCAGCTGGGTCACGGGAATGCCGGAGGGTTCCGGCGGGGTAAGATTGGCAGGTTCTTGCGCCATATCGTTAGCGTTGCCGTGTACGGTCGTCTGTTCGTCGTCAGGCAACGCCGCCGAAGGCTGAACCTCGTCCGCAATCTCCTGCTTCTTGGCGCGGGACAGCCGGGGCTTATGGCGATCCTGCCATGCCTGCACCTTCGCCTTGGCGAAATCCAGATTCGCCCTGCGCTCTCCGGCATTCTCCGGCGCGCCGGGCTTGCCGTTCTCGGAGATGGCGTCGATGAAACCGTACTGCAGCGCGGACTGTGCGTCCAGCCACGCAGTGGCGCTCATCATGGCGGCCACCTCCTGACGGCTCTGTCTGCACCGGCGCTGATACACGTTCAGAATGCTCTCCTTGCACGCCTGCAGCAGCCGGATGGAGTCCATGAGCTCCCGCTCGTTGCCCCAGGCCACGACGCTGGGGTCGTGGATCATCCAGAGACTGCCCGGCGTCATTTCCAGCCTATCCGCCGCCATGGCCAGCACCGTCGCCGCGGAAGCCGCCGTGCCGGAGACGGTGATCCAAACGCTGCCGGGGTAGGCGCGCACGTCGTCGAACATGCGCACAGCGGCGTTGCAGGAACCGCCGTAGGAATTCAGCCGGATATGCACGTCGTCCGCAAGTTGCTTCTCTTTCCCGTACAACGCTTCGTGAAGGGACTCCGGGGTGATCTCGTCCCCGAACCACATTTCGTCGTCGATATAGCCGTTTAAGCTGAGTTCTCTCAATTCGCATCCTCCTCCGTTTCTTCCGCCCAGACGATGCCGGCCAGCACAAAAAAGACGCAGTATACGCAGACCGAATTGCCGTAGGCCTTGTATTCCGCGCTGTCCGTGCGGGGATCCCTGAGCCATTTGACGATTCGGTTCCGGCCGGGCGCCTTTGCCGTCTTGCCCGCGGCGCGATACCATTCCCCGAACACCCCTGCCCAGTAACGGATTTCCTCGTCTGTTGGCGTCTCTGTACCCAGCTGTTCCGTCCAGCCGTCGGGATACCCCTGCAAACGGCAGCATTCGCGTGGTGTGAGCCTGCGCACGACGTAGCCCGTTTCAGGCGCGGTCACCGCGCCGGGGCCCTGCGCCGTGAGGGTAGGTACCTTTTCCTTTCCGATGTTCATGCTGTACTGCGCGTTCTGACCGGCGGAAAAACAGGCGCGATCCATGGCGTATGCCGCGCCTTCCGGCTCGGAGGGTGTTTCATCCATGCCCACCAAGGGCGGATCCTTATAGTCCCGCGCCATGAGCGGCGGGGATTTTTCCTGATCCACCTGCGTGAAGCTGCCGGTGGTCATGGCGTATACGGCGTGGCGGTCTGACGTATCCAGCGTGAACGCCACCTCGCGGTTGATTCCGTCGCCCTGCGGCCCGTTCTCTTCTTTTCGCCCGATCATGGAGCCCTGAAGGCAGTAGCAGGGGCTTTCGGCAGGCGCAACAACGAGCATGCCGCCCTGATGGCATTGCGGGCTGCTGCCCGACGTATCCAGCGTCCGGCTGGTCAGCGCTTCGTAGACGCCCGCGTGGGGATTGGCCGAAAGCATGGCGCGGCTCTGGTCGGAGGATAGACCGAACACCAGCGGCACCTGATTCCCGCCCGTACCCATCCGTGAGCAGAGCGTTTGGCAGACGCCGTCCTCGCTGATTCTGATCCGGCTGTCGGTGGGATTGAAGTCAATCGCCACGCCGGGTACCACTCCCGCACGCAGCGTAGGCGCACGTTCTTTCTCGTACCCGATTCCCCGGCTGTCCGCACTGTGCTCGCGGCAAAACCCCGCCGCGCTTACCCGTTCGCCTGCCGCTCCAGCGCTATCCTGAGAACCTCGGGCAGCTCTTTGCCGCGCTTCTCCGCCCGGCGGAGTATACCCTGACAGGCCTTCGGACTCAAAGAGAACCTTTCCGGCACATTGTCCATCAAGATCGAGGACAGCAAAAATACGTTTCCGTCTTTGTGCGACGCCCCAACCCTGCGCGGCGTCGAGGACGCGCCAGGCGAGAGAATAACCGTCGCCCAGGATCTCGCCCGCGTGCAGCCAGCGTCCGCTTTCCGGCAGAGGAACATCTGCCGCGGGGTCTTTGATGCGGACGAGGCTTTCGAGGACGCGGCGGAAATCCTGCCCATGCTGAGAGGACAGGACTGCTGGCACGTTTTCGAAAACAGCCCATCTTGGATATTTCCCATCGGTGCTTTCCCTCATTTCAGTGATAATGCGTACGGCTTCATAGAAGAGGCTGGAACGGCTGCCGTCCAGCCCCGCGCGCTTGCCCGCGATGCTGAGGTCCTGGCTAACAGGGGCTACCGAACGTAATCACGTCCACAGCCCCAAGATCACCTCCCCTCAAAGAGGCGATATCGCCGTAATGCTTCATTTCGGGCAGCCGTTTTTCCGTCACCCGGACGGGGAACGGCTCGATCTCCGACGCCCAGACGGGCGTGATGCCCGCCATTTTCCCTGCCAAGGGAAAGCCCCCGACGCCGTCAAAGAGACTGCCCAGCGTAAGTTTTCTGCTCAAGTTGAATCCTCCAAAGTTTCTTCCTGCGTCGTACTTTCCGACCCGCCCAGCATGGCCCGGCGGACGGAAACCATGTTCCCGTTGACGAGGAGCGCGTTTCCGCCATCCTCTTCGGACACGGGGTTCATGTTCTCCAGACCTCGGATGTCGTTCATCGACAGCCAGCCGTTCTGCCGGCCGATGGCGTAGCCCTCCATGCGTTCTTTATACGCGCCCCGCATGAGTCCGTCCATGTTGAAGCGGACATAAAAAACGCCCTTCTCCTTTTCGGCGAAGAGGGCGCGGTTCATGGCCTGCTCGATGCGCACCACCCAGGGACGGATGGTATGCACGGCGAATGAAATGGACTGATGCTCAATATTGCTGAAGGTCGCATGCTCCAGATCGCCCACCATGTGGGGCGGTACGCGATAAATGCGGCAGATCTCCGATACCTGAAACTTGCGTGTTTCCAGAAACTGCGCCTCCGAGTTGGGGATAGAGATAGGTGTATAGCTCATGTTCTCTTCCAGCACGGCCACCTTGCCGGAGTTGACGGAGCCACCGTAGGCCGCGTTCCAGCTCTCCCGCAGCTTCTTCGGATCCTTTACCGTATTGGGATGAGTCAGGATACCGCTGGGCCGTGCGCCGTTGGAGAAGAACTTGCTGCCGTATTCCTCGGCGGCGAGGCCGAGACCGATGGCGTTCTTTTCCAGCGCGATGGGGCTGTAGCCCATGACGCCGTCGAAGCCCAGCCCGGGGATATGCAGCACGTCCTCCGGGCGCAGGCGCACCACCCTGCTCTCACGGGTGGTGTAGTCGTAGACGAGCCTGCCGCTGTCGTCCCTGTCCACCTGCATCTGATCCGGCAGCAGCGGATACAGCCCCAGAATATGGCCGCGCCCGTTGCGCAGAATCTGGCAGTAGGTGTTGCCGTAAACCAGCAGGTGAGTGAGCATGACCTCCCGCAGGATGAAGCTGGTCATCTCGGTGTTGGGCTCGTCGTGCAGGATGCGGTACAGCGGGTGCTCCGGCGCCTTGACGCTGCCCTCGCCCTGATTCTGATACACATGCAGGGGCAGGCTGGCGATAGTTTCCGCAATGACGCGCACACAGGCATAGACCGTGCTCATCTGAATGGCGGTGGTCGCCGTAACGGATTTGCCGGACGCGCTGAAGCCAAAGTAGAAGGTGGCGGCGGAGCTGACGCTGTCCGTTGGCTTATCTTTCCTTCCGGGCTTGTCCCTCGCCCGAAACAGCGATGCGAATGGATTTTTCATGGAGTCCTCCTGTTGTTACAGTCCTTTTCCCGTTTTCCGGTCATGGCAGCTCTTGCAAAGGGGCTGCCAATTGTTTTCATCCCAGAAAAGATTACAATCTCCGCGATGGGGAATGATATGATCTACCACGGTCGCCGGGGTCAGTATGCCGTTTTTCTGGCATTCCGCGCACAGGGGATACCGGGACAGAAAAATTTTTCGCGCCCTTTGCCAGCGCGCATCGTACCCCCGCGCAGCCGCGCCGCCGCGGATAGCGTCGTGACTCCATTCTTTGCGATGCCCCTCGCAGTAGACGCCGCTGTCGCAGAGGTTGGGACAGCCAGGATAGCGGCATGGTCGTTTGGGCGTATGGGGCATATTGGCCTCCTGTTCCGGCAATAAGCGCCGATTTTCATGATGATTTCGCGCACTTTTCTGCTTATTATCAGCTGATTTGAAACAATAACGGTGCAAAAATGGCGCGAATCACAGCGTTTCGCACCCTTTTCACCGGACAAAGGCCGCATTGCTCTCGTTTTGCCAGTCACAGAAAAATCATTTCCCGCTCGTCGTACACGGAGCCGCCGCTGTTCTGATTCTTCATGGCTCGATCCAGTGCCATGACCAGCGCCACAGCGCCGTCCACCTTTTCCGTGGATTTCTGCTTGTCGATCTTCAGATTGTCTGCAGGATCGGTGCGCACGAAGGCGTTGTCCATGTTCCAGCGCAGCACCGGGTGTCCGCCATGGGCCAGCCTGTGCTCCAGCACCAGCCGCATCAGTTCCTTCGTCGGCGGCGACATATCCCGGAAGCCCTGCCCGAACGGAATCATGGTGAACCCGTCGTCCTCCAGATTCTGCACCATCTGCGTGGCGTTCCAGCGGTCGTAGGCGATCTCCCGGATGTTGTACTTTTCGCCCAGCTCGCAGATGAATTTTTCGATAAACCCGTAATGCACCACGTTGCCCTCGGTGGTCTGAAGAAATCCCTGCTTTTCCCATACGTCGTACATCACGTGGTCGCGCCGGACGCGCAGGGGCAGCGTCTCCTCCGGCAGCCAGAAGAAGGGCAGAATCTGATAGGGTTCTGATTCATCACTGGGCGGAAAGACCAGCACCAGCGTAGTCAGGTCGCTGGTAGACGAAAGATCCAGTCCCGCATAACAGACACACCCCTCCAGATCACCCGGAATGACTGGCGCGCCGCACTCGTCCCATTTGTCCATGGGCATCCAGCGCACGGAGGTGTTCGTCCACTGGCAGAGGTGAAACTGTCGGAACTGGATCTCTTCCGCCGGATTCTCCTGCGCCGACCGGCAGCGCTGCTCATAATATTCCATATCCACCGTTCTGCCCAGGGAGGGATTGGCCTGCTTCCACACCTCCGGGTCCGTCCAGTCCGCCGTTTCCGGGGCGCTGTAGACCACAGGATAGAAGGTGGGATCGCTCTTGCGCCCCTCCAGGATGTCCATGGCCTTTCGGTGTACCTCATAGCAGATACTGGTCTTGTCGGAGCCCGCCGTGGTAATGACGAAGTTCAGCGGCTGCTTGCGTGCCGCGCCGGAGCCCTGGGTCATGGTTTCGTACAGCTTGCGGTTGCTCTGACCCAGCAGCTCGTCGAAGATGCAGGCGTGGACGTTGTAGCCGTACTTGCTGGCCACCTCGCTGGACAGCGCCTGGTAGATGCTGCGGGTAGGCATGTACACCAGGCGCTTCTGGGATTCCACGACCTTGATCCGCTCGCTGAGGATTGGCGATTGCGCCACCATGTCCCGCGCCACGTCGAAGACGATGCTCGCCGGCTGACGGTCGTTGGCGCAGCCGTAGATCTCCGCGCCTTCCTCGTGATCCGCGCAGAGCATGTACAGCGCGACAGCCGCCGCCAGCTCAGACTTACCGGCCTTCTTGCAAATTTCTACGAACGCCGTGTTGAACTGCCGGTACCCGTTTTCCTTGATCGTGCCGAACACGTCCCGGATGATCTGCTCCTGCCAGGGAAAGAGCAGAAACGGCTTGCCCGCCCACACGCCCTTGGTATGCTTCAGCCCTTGAATAAAAGAAACCGCCCGATCCGCCCTGCGCCGGTCGTAATGACTGGACGGCAGCATGAAGCGGGTGGGCTGATACGCAGGCTTCCCGGTTTTCTTTGTATCAGCCGCCATGAACGCCCTCCGAACCCGTCGCGGGATAGACCGGTATATCCGCCGCAGAAACGTCCATGCACAGTTCAGGCGGAATGCGGGCGAACATTTCATCCGGCAGATCCGCAAGCATCTCCGGCGGAAGCTCCGCATAGCGAAGGAACGGCAGATCCGGCGCCTTCCAACCGTACCGTCTGGCGTCCCGCTCCAATCGCTGCAAGGCCAGATACGTTTCTTTCTTCACCCGGACGAATACGTCCCAATCCTCCGCGAAAAACGTGCCGCGCACGACGCTGCAAAAAAGCCTTCGGCTTTCCTCCTCCAGCCTCGGAACGCTCTCCGCGTTCTGACAGGCTTCATGCAGCCTCCGCAGCTCTTCCGCCGTGCCATTCCGGCGCAGCCGATGGGATTTCAGTCCCGCCCGGTACAGCGCCCGTCCCCATTTTCCCAGGGGCGCGTTATGCTTCCTCATTCCCATTCCTCCGAATCCTCAAAGTTGCTTCCGCCCACCGTCTCAATCTCCGCGTCCGCGTCCGAAACGAGAATGGCCTCCATAGGGTCGATCCTTTTCTTCGCCGCGGACAGTACGTTGGCGATCATGGCGGTGCGGTTGGACGGCGTGAGCCCGAAGTCCGCCGCGAAGGACTTGATCTCCCGCATCTGCTGGTTGGCGATGGCGATATAGGGATTGGGGCGGATCCGCCCGTCTCCGTCCTTGTAGATGGAGCCGTGCCGGGTGATCTCATCCTGCGCCTCCCGCCAGCGGGCATACGCCTGACAGTACCCGGCGAAGGGCACGGCGTCCGCCGCCGTCAGCAGTCCCAGGTTCATCAGGATGGGCGCCAACCTCCGCCATTCCTTCCGCGCCTCCGGCAGCAGGTAATTGGGACAGCGGAGCGACGCCACCGGCGGCACAGGCTCCAGCTCGTTCAGCGGCCGTTTCCCCGGATTGCCCTCCAGCTTCTTCAGCGCCGTAGGCTTGGGCCTGCGTCCTCTCGCCATGCCGCTTCACCTCCCTGCCGCACCGCGCCTCCTGTTACGCCTTGCCGGGAAGATTCCCGCCCGCCTCGGTATAGTCCAGCCTCTGCCCATCGCGGATCACATGGATCTCCGGCGCCGCGTTCCCGCGCTCCAGGCAATACTGATAATAACGATTCACCGCCACGTCCACGAATTTTGGCTCAATTTCCACACCGAAACAGGAGCGGTTGATCTCCTCGCAGGCAATGAGCGTGGACGCGGAGCCAAGGAATCCGTCCAGCACCAGTCCGTTGCTCTGGGTACATTGCTCGATGAGATAGGCCATGAGGGGAACCGGCTTGCTGGACGGATGTCCGCAGCCGTCCTCCTTTGCGCTTTTGATACGGCTGAACTCGAATACGGTCGTCTGCTTCTGATCGCCGTACCAGCGGTGCCGCCCGTCCTTCCGCCAGCCCCAGATCAGGGGCTCATGGTTGTACTTCCAGTCCGTTCTCGTCAGCACCAGCCGGTCCTTTTTCCAGACCAGCCCCGCGCCCACCTTGAAGCCGGCATCCTCATAGGCGTCGTGAAAGACGCGGGCTTTCGCCGTGGCGTAGAAGATGTAGATGCTTCCGTCCTGCGCCATCGCCTCGCGAAAAAAGGAGAACGCCTTGAGCAGAAAGGCGTACCCGTCCTGATCGTTCAGGTCATCGTTGGTGATTTTCCCTACGGAGCTTTCCAGAGAAACCAGGTACGGCGGGTCGGTGCAGACCAGATTGACCTTCTTTCCCGCCAGAAGGCGATCATAGCTTTCCGGCAAAGTGGAATCGCCGCAGAGCACCGTATGCCTGCCCAAATGCCAGAGATCGCCGGGACGGGAAAAGCAGGGCCTTTCCAGCTCCGCCTCCACGTCAAATTCATCTTCCTTCACGTCCTTATCGTGTACCTGAGAAAACAGATCGTCGATCTCCGCCGCGTCGAAGCCGGTGCTGTCCAGATCATATCCGCTCGCCTGCAGGCCGGAGAGCAGGTCTGCCAGCGCCGTCGGCTCCCAGTCGCCGGTAGCCTTGTTCAGCGCCACGTTCAGCGCCTTTTCGTCATCCGGGTTCTCAATGCGCACCACCACGCAGGCGATCTCTTCGGCGCCTTCCGCCTTGAGCACCTTGAAGCGCTGATGCCCGCCCACGATATTCCCCGTGACCTCGTTCCAGATGATGGGATCCACATACCCGAAATCGTGCAGGGAGCGCCTGATTTTCTCGTAAGCCGGGTCGCCCGGCTTCAGATCCTTGCGGGGATTATATTTTGCCGGTTTCAGCATGGAAACGGGCACTTTTTGAACGTTTATTTCCGTCTGTACAGATGGCGAAAAACCCATAAAATCAACCCTTTCGAGCGCCCTGGCGCTATTTTTTGCGTTCCGAAAAAACACTTTATTTTTGCGAAATATTTCACGGCAGTGCGCCCCGGTCCGGAAGAAAACGCTCCCGGAGATTCGATCCCCCCTGGGGCCCCAAAGCCGACCACGCCCCAGGACTTTCCCCAAGCAAAGTGCAAAAGCCGACTGCACCCCGGGACTTTTGCACGGCGAAGTGCGAAAGCCGACAACGCCCCTGGACTTTGCTGCGGCGAAGTGCGAAAGCCGACCAGCCTGCCCGGAGTTTCGCACGGCGAAGCGCGAAAGCCGACCAGGGCGCAGGACTTTTTTACGGCGAAGCGCAAAAGCCGACCCCGGCGGCCGCCTTTGCCCGGGCCCGGGCTTTTGGCCGCGCGACCGGCCCCGGCGGCGGCGAAAACGGTTCGCTTCCTTATACCGCGCGAAAAAGCCAGTTTTTACGAAACGGCGACGTTTGGGCGACGGAAAGTCTTTTTTTGTTCGCCGTTTTGTGGCTTGCTTTTTTGCCCGACCAGAGCGAAACTGGCGTTGCCGGCGGGGGAAAAGCCCGCCGCCCCGAAACCCCGGCCGCCCCGCGGCGGCCCCGCCCAACGACCGCGACCGGCTCCCGGTTTTTGCGCCGCCAGCGCAAACGCCCGCCCCGGCGACCCCGCCCCAGTCCGCCTGCTCGAGAAGGCTCTCTGGGCGCCCCAAACGACCGAACCTTTCCGCCCGGCGCCGAGCGGAAAGCCCGAAAGGAAAAAGGAAAGGAGGAACCCCGGATGAAACGCGCACCGCCGCTTTAACCACCGCTCCGCCTGAAGATGGCTGGGAGGGCTCCCAGCCGAAACGCGCCCAGCGTCGCGGAAAGCCCGCAAAACCAACTCAGGAGGTCTGCCCCATGAAGCTCGAAGTCCGAAAAGCCCGTGCGGCCGCTGTCGCCGCCAATCTCGCCGCCCAGGCCGCCGTCGCGGCCAGGGAACTGCTCGCGGAAGACCCGTCCGCCTGGGAGGTGGGCGACGCCGCCTACTGGCTCTGCCGGGCCGCCCAGGAGGCCGCGCAAAACGCCGCCGACGCCCTCGACCCCGAGGAAGCCCTGGAGGACGACTCCATCCTTTACGCCTTCCAGCAGGCCAACGACGCCCTGGAAGAAGCCTGTGACCAGGCGGACGAACTGGTCTCCCTGGCCGAAGAAGCGAATCACGAAATCCGCCGCTGAAACACGCGGCGGACAGTTTTTTAGAGGAGGAATCTCACCATGAAGGAAAAATCCAACGCCACGCTCCGCCGCGCAGCCTCTCTGCGCTGCCGCACCGACGCCGCCATCGAACGCCTGGGAAGGAACATCTCCTGCTACGAGCGCGGGTACATCACCGCCGGGGAGCTCCTGCGGGAGGCATCCGACGCTGCGGACCGGGCAGGAAATCTGGAACTCAGCGAGGCTGAGCTCGCCGCCACCGACAGCTTCGGCCGGTCGGTGAACCGCAAGGTGAAGGCGTACCGCGGCTATGCCCGCACCGCTGCCCGCATCGCCATGGGTTTCAAATCGGACGCGGTCTGCCGCCGCAAGGCGCTGGAGCTTGCCCACACGGCGGTAAGGCTTGGAAACCGGCAGATGGCCCGCACCGCCCACGACCTTATCTGGGCCGCTGCCGGCGGTCTGCCCAGCGAGGAAGAGTTCGCCGCCTTCGAGGCCTGCGAGATGGTTTGAAATCGCCCGCCTGACGATGGCTCGGCGACTCCGGGCCGAAACGCGCCCCGGCGCGTCGCGGGAAGCCCGCAATATCTTTCAAATTGAGGAGGCCCATCATGAATTTCTTCGAACAGGAACTCCGCCGTTTCACCGGCCAGACTACCGCTTTCAAATCCTGCAAGGCGCTCTACGCAGGCCGTGCCTGCTTCATTCCCCTCAGCGGCAGCCGCCGCGCCCGGCTGGAATTCGTCACCAGCGGCGTGGCCGACCAGTATGACGCGCTGCAGGTCACTATCCTCAGCACCGCCGACGGAAAAATCGACTGCCTGCGGTTCCGCTTCAGCGATTTCTTCGCGCCCCGAAAGGCCGGATGCTCCGGAATCTGCTGCCCGCACATCTGGGTCGACTGCGGCAGAGCCGAGTGGTACGTCGCGCCCACCGCCGCCGAAGTCGCCGCCATCGCCCAGGCCGCCCACGACTACGTCATGCTCTTCGCCTGAGCTTCTGAATCGAGAGGAGGATGTTTATGACTCGCGCATACAAGATTACCCGTCTGCCCGATGGCTACTGCAAGGTGGCCGTCGCCGCCTGGAAGGCGCTCAGCGACCGCGAAATCTTTGAAATTGAGGGCAAGCTGGTGTTCACCGACGACCTGGAATCTTACATGGAAGGCGGCGACCGCACCGCCTTCTGCGCCGACGAGTTCGACTCCCACGCCGCCTTCGAGAAGTGGCTGCTGAACGCGGTGGCCGAGTGGTGCCGGAACGATCCCCTGATGGTCGACAGCCTCGACCAGTACCTCTGACCCGCCTGACGAGGCTCTGCGGCAGGAGCCGAAACCCCGCAAGGGGTCGCGGGAGCCACAGCTTCCAAATGAGAAGGAGGTACTATCATGAACCAGAACGATATCAACCGCGCCTTCACCGAGAAGGTCGCCGAACTGCTGAGCCGGGGCTATCAAATTTACCCCGGCACCATGGGCGGCTCGCAGGGCGAAATTGCCCATGTCGACCTGTACAAGGGCGAGAAAATTATCCGGGTGCTGCTGGACCGTTTCTGCGGCCACGGCGAAAAGCCCGACGGCTTCCGGCTCATCGTCGGCCGGAATACCGACCGCATCCGCATGAACTGCTTCGACACGCTGGGCAACACCATCTGGAACAATCGCCTGGAGATTCTCTCCGAAATCGAGTTCTGCCAGATTGGCGAGAACTACTATACCGACGCGGAAACCGGCAGAGCCATTCAGAAAAAGCGCCGCGCGCGCCGGGAAGCGCGTCACGAGAGCGTTCGCCGGAACCTGCCCGAAGCTTTCAAATGCGCGGCGCTGAAGTACGTCCAGCGCCAGCCGCGGATGAAGAGCTGCAAGCTCGCGGACGTCACCCGCGTGACCCGCGTCAACCGCAGCAGCTGGGGCGAGGTCACGCCCGCGCTCTACTGCTATGAGATTGAGGCGCGAGGCAAAACCTTCCGCCTGCTGGCGCCCCGCAACGACTGACGCTTTGAAATGGAGGAGGAAGTGCATGATGAATTCAGATTTTGACCTTCCGGCTTTTCTGCTGAGCAAGCTCTACGACAACATGGACTGGGAGAACGGCTGGACACTTGCGGACGCTGTTGCCCTGGCCGAGGACATTCGCAGGTACGACGGTATCGACTGCGACCCGCAGGAAATCTATGAAATCATGCGGGAGTTCCGCGAGCAGGACGCCGGCGACGAAGAATGACCCGCCTGACGATGGCTGGGAGAGGGTACCCAGCCGAAACGCGCCGATGGAACCGGCACTGCCGGGGCGCGTCGCGGGAAACCCGCGGGAGCCACGCTCCTGAATACGATGGGAGGCTATCACCATGAAGAAAACCGATATCCAAGATCAGTTCCCCAAGGGGATGCGCGTCACGCTCGTCAACGTCGCCATCGAACGCCACCGGGAACGCTACTGCGGCCGCACCGGCGTCGTGGTGAAAGCTATGAAATCAACGAACACCGTGTGGATCGAATTTCCTGACGGTGACCGCTACGGCGCGTACCCGGAAAACGTTCGTCCCGCCTGACGATGGCTCTCTGGCAGGAGCCGAAACGCGCCGATGGAACCGGCATTGCCGGGGCGCGTCGCGGGAGCCACAGCTTCCAAATACGCATCGGGAGGATGAAAGAAATGACCGGCAAAATAACCAACACCACGTTTACGCCGCAGGAGTATCTCCTGAATGGGCGCAGAGCCTTTTCCGTCTGGGCGGTTATCGAGAACTGGGCCGCGGACGAGGAGGGCGGACACAACGAACTGCTGTATGGAAGCAGAGAGGACGCTGCCCGCATTTTCCAGTCTCAATTGTCCGTTGAAGCCAACGAGGGCTGCATCGCAAACTGGAGCAGTCGCAAAGATTTTTGCTTTGAACGCAGCACATCCAGCTATGAGTGCTGGCTGGACGGAGATTACAATGGCAATCACTACGAAATCGTTCTGGAGGAAAAGCCTGTGATTCTGGGTGACGCCACCCAATGCGATGCACAATCAGGGAAGAACGAACGTCCGTGATTACAAGCCAGCAGCAAGTCAAAAAATCTTTGAAATGGAGATGCGCCCATGCGCAGAGCCATGCTCTCAATTAGATAATGGGGAGGAATGTATATGATCATCATCCGTACCGACGCGCAGACCAACCGCAAGGCGCTGGCTGGAGCGCTGTCCGAACTCTTTCACGAAAAGCCGCGCTACTGCGGCGCACCCACCTTTGCTTACGAATTCGGCGTCGGTCGTCTGGCGCGCGACGCTTCGCTCCGCCTGGTTCCGTCGCTGAACGAAACGGCGGCGGAACGGCTGGCGGCGACGCTGGCCGAGCGGGGATTCTCCTGCACGGTCGAAACGATAAGCTCCGAAATAGAGACGGAGGGTAACGCACACGGCGAGGCTGCGCCGGAGGAATCACCGCTTCCCGATGAACGCTTCACCGTGACCATCCCGGCGGACAGGCTTTCGCCCGACTCGCTTGCGCGACTTCGAAATCTGATTGCTTCCCGGCACAGGCTCTTCTGCGACGCGCTGAACGCGGCGGAACTTCCGGTGCTGGAGAAAGGTGATCAGGTTGCCTTTCCCTGGTTCGAGCAAACCGACGACGAAGAGGAACGAGCCGCATATACGCTTTTCATTGAGCGGCTAATTGAACTTTCGAATCGCCTGAAGTGGGCGGCTTCCGCCGAAAAAGACGCGCCCAACGAGAAGTACGCCATGCGCTGTTTCCTGCTGCGTCTGGGGTTCATCGGCGCAGAGTACAAGGGTGCCCGCGCCGTGCTGCTTCGAAATCTGCAGGGCAGCAGCGCCTTCCGCTATGGAAGCAAGCCCAGCCATACCGAATCGGAGGAACGCCCATGAGGAGAACTATCCGAAAGACCTTCCTGCTGGAAGGCGAGACCGTTACCATGCGCTATGTGAAGCAACTCTGCGGCGAGGAGCGCTACCGCCGGATGATTGAGGACGCGAAGGAGAAATTCTTCGCAGATCCCACCGCCGAGCTGTGCTATCCTACGCCGAAGGGCTGGCTGACCATCTGGTTTCAGCTGGCCTGACGCTTTTGAAACGCCGCCACCCAGCGGCGTTTCCTTTGCCCTGTAGCCGCAGCGTTCGCCCTGTGTCGGGGAGGGCACTCATGCGCAGCTCCATGCCGCGTCCAGATTCAGCCGCGCCCTGCCGCCCTCCGTGGGGCTGGAAAGGCGCAGGGCATAATCCGTCTGATAGCGCTCCATGGCGCGGCGCGCGGCGGCGAACTCCGCCAACGCTTCTGAATCCAGAAGGGTGAATCCATTTTTCAGGATGGAGTTTCTGTTCGCCAGCAGCTCGCTGCGAATATGGATCCGGGTCAAATAAACGTAGCGAACACTCTCATCCGCAAGGCGCTGAGCGGCGATGTAGTATCGGTCGATCCACAGCCGGTAATCCGCGCCCTGATAAATCTGGGGAATGGGGATCCTCCGTTTCAGCATCCGGCGCAGCCGTCTGTGCTTTGGAATGGAGACGCCCAAGTCTTCCGCCAGCGCCAGTCCGTAGGCGATGACCTCGTCCGCATCCAGCGGCTCACAATTGGGTCTTCCCGTGCGCAGGACGGTGGGCGCTCTGGGTTGATGTGTCTCTTTCATGCTCGTACCTCCAACGAAAAGGAGCAGCCGGGTTTCTTCCCGCACTGCTCCTGAATTGAGCGGCACTTGGTCGCTCATCTGATTTTGACAGCATACATCATAGCACAGGTGGATACTGACAAACAATGACATTTTGCGCTTTGGGAGAAAAAATCTCAGGAATTTTTCTCGGCGCGCATGAGCCGCTCAACAACCCGCAAGGCGTTGCTGTGGAAGCGATAGATGGTTCTCGGCTCAAAACCCATCTCTTCGGCAATAGCGTCCCATGTCCTGAATCCAAGGTATCGCAGTTCCAGAAGCGTCCGGTACTCCGGCTTTCGAATCTGCGCGATCAGTTCCCGAATGTCCCTTTTCAGATCGACCAGTTCGTCAATCTCCGCATTGATCTCCCGTTCCAGATCTACGATTTTCACAACGCGGCTTTCCATCTGCTGCAGATCGGGAGAGGGGTTCCGCGGCATATCCGATACCAGTCCGGTAGCCTTGGTCGCCAGTTCCCGCGCTCGCTGCAGCTCCATGAGTTTGCTGTTGATGCGCGAGTCGATCATTCGCGCCTGGGTGAGATATTCTCTGGCGGTCATTCATTTTCTCCCTTCCACGGCGTCTCGCCGTTATGGTACTTTTCTGCAATGGCCCGCTGCTTTTGAATCGGCAGCCGGTTCAAGCGCTGATTGACTCTGGCTACATCCTGCGCATGCTTCCAAATCGGCTTGTAGAATGAGCAGACCGCGTAGCCCGCGCACTGCTCTCCCGTCAGGGCGACGCATTTTCCGTTGCGCCTATGGGCAAAACATCTCTCGTTCATATCCGTGCTCCTCAATCCAGCACCGTCAGCCTGCGGGGATCCACCGTGCCTCGTCCGCCCGTCAGGTTGTACAGCTTCGTAATCGCCAGGGCGTGCGCCACGTCCGAGGAGCCGCGCTGCTGGCGGCGGGCTTCGTCCCGAAGCATCTCATACGTCGCGCCGCGCAGGCGCTTGATGAACCGCGGGCGGTTGTACTCTGCTCCGTACTCCCGCAGAAACACAGCCACGCCGCCCAGCAGATAGCCCGTCACGCTCCACGCCGCACCATTCCATGTATCGGCGATCAGCTGCAGAATCTGAACGTACTGCTCCGGGCCGTACTCTTTGTACAGGCGATAAGCCTTGGCGATAGCTGCGATGGTGTTCTTCGTTGCACTGCCCGTGTTGTCCGCCAGCTGAAAACCGGCCTGCGCCGTATACGTCCGAAAATCCATCGCCTCCTGACTGCCCGAGAGCATCAGCGCACGAAGCCGGGTGTTGAAGGCTACGTCCCTGGACTCGCCGCTCTGCAGTGCAAACAAATAGGCCTCGTCCTCATAGGACAGGCCGTAATACACCTTGCAGTCCACCATAAAGGAATCCTCTCCGTGAATCCGCTTGAGGGCGCTGAGGGTGTGCGCGCCGTCGAACACATAGAACTTTCCGTCCCGGAAGCTGACCTTCACTTCGTTGGCCAGACGGGGATCGAAGCTGTTCACGATGCGGTCTACCCGGGCGGAATCGATCTTGCGCTGGTAGCTGAAATCCGTTTCCAGCCATGCGGCGGGCATCCGCTTGTATTCGTAGCTGCATTTGTCGTCGCAGGCAATGCGGTCGCTGACGGCCACGGCCTGCGGGGAAGCGGTCTTGTTCGCCTCCTGAATCGCCCGCTCGATGGGCGTGGGCGCTAGAAAATCCCGGCTGTAGGTCTTGGGGGTGTAATTCCTGCGTTTTCCGTTTCGGTTCTTTCTGCTCATGATCATTTCTCCTCCATTCGTTCGTTCAGAATCGTCAGTACCTGTGCATTGGTGCGGCGCACCATCTCCAGAATCTGGGCGTTATGTTCCTCGCTGCCCATGCCATTGGAATAGCGGCGCATGGCCGAGGTCAGGCCGATCACATAGGAATCGCAGCAGCTCTTCACCAGTTCTGCCACATACCGGAACATCTCGGGAGTATCGGGCAATGCCGTTTCCACATGAATCGGCGCGCCATTGTGCATTACCATGCCAGGGATAGGACAGGCTAGCTCGGAGTTTGCAGCAGCGTCCGCCGGTTTTGCCGAAGCTTCCGCCGCGCTCTTCGCTACGGCGCTGATCTCCTTTTCGCAGTCCCTGCACACCGAAGAAAAGCTGCGGCGGTTGGACGGAATCGAGAAAGCCGATAGGGGCTTTTCCTGTTTGCAGCGCTCGCAGATTTTGGTTTCGCCCTCATGCTCCTTTTCCAGCAGATCGGTGTAGGCGCGGTGAACGGACATTTCGCCCTTGCGGAGCTTTGCCTTCGTTGCTTCATCGGCGGAACTGGCGAGCTTATCAATTTTTCGCATCTGTCTGCCGGACACGCCGGCAAGTTTTCCGAGACGGGTATAAGTTTCTCGTTCTTCACGCCCCTTACGATCTTTTTCACTTGCCTGACCTTCCTGAAAATTTTCAGGAAGGTCGCAATCCGAAACACCTGCGTATTTGCGTTTTTCTGCTTCCGTTTTCATCCTGCTTTTCAGCACCAGCACCATTTCGCCGCGCTGGTAATCGTTCAGATTGCGTCGCCCCAGCTGGTTACGCAGCATCCACAGCATGGCGTCGTCACGGCTGCTGAAATTCTTCTCCTGAATGGAAAACGGGATCTCGTGCTTCCGGCAGATGGCGTAGCGGTTATGCCCGTCCACAATCACACCGTTCCACACGATGAGCGGCGATTCGCAGCCGTCCGCCACGAGGCTCGCTTCCAGCAGCTTCAGCTCTTCCTCGTTCAGCGGGGGAATCAGATCCCGGAACTCGGGGTCTACAGTCAGTTCATACACTTTCTGTTCAGTCATTTGTATCTCTCCTTTCCAAATCCACACGCGCAATCACGCGCTTTACATCCTCCACGCTCTCCACCCGGCAGGCGACGCCGCCCGCGCGGTTGATCTTCTCAATGGTGCGCTTCTGCAGCTCCGTCAGTCTGCCGCCGGGGAGCTTGCACTCCAGTCCCAGAAAACGACCCTTGTAGCAGCAGATGATATCCGGCACGCCGTTCGTCCCATATACACTCCCATGCTCTTTCCAAAAGAAAACGTCGCTGCCCAGCGACGCAAGGTATCTCTTGATGGCCGTCACAATATCTCTTTCCAACATATTACTTTACCTCCTGAATTCGCGCTTTGACCGCCGCCAGCAGCGCGTTCTGATCCGCCGCTTTTTCATGCAGCGCCCGCATGACCTGTTCGTCCATGGTGCCCTTCACCACCAGATGGTGAACGACCACCGTCTCCTTCTGCCCCTGCCGCCACAGGCGGGCGTTGGCCTGTTCGTATAATTCCAACGACCAGTTCAACCCGAACCACACGATGGTGCTGCCGCCGTGCTGGAGATTCAGCCCGTGCCCGGTGGAAGCGGGCTGGGTGACGGCGACGGGGATCTTTCCTGCGTTCCAGTCCTCCAGATCGGTGGAGGTCTTCAGTTCCCGCACGCCGTTGGGATTCTCCGAACCGTATTTTCCGAAGCGCTGCTGAATGCGCGTGAGATCGTGCTGATAGGCGTACATCACCAGCACAGGCTTTCCGTTCGCCGCTTCAATGAGATCCTCCAGCGCATCCAGCTTTTTATCGTGAATCACGCGGATGTTGTGGAACTCATCGTACACTGCGCCGTTGGACAGCTGCAGCAGCTTGCCCGCCAGCGTCGCCGCGTTCAACGCCAGCACATCGCCGTCCGCGTAGGGCAGCAGCATGTCCCGCTCCATCTGCCGGTACAGCTTTTCCTCCCGGGGCGAGAGCGTCAGCTCCACCACATTGTCGATGCGCGCCGGCATCTGCAGATGATCCGCCGCCCGCATGGACAAGCAGAGATCGCTCAGTCGCTGATAGATCTGCTCCTCTGCGCCCGGCTTCAGCTCGTGCTTATAGGGCAGCCAGCTGTTGGGCGTAGTGAAATACAGATCGAGGTAGCTGCGCATGGTGCGCCCCAGCCGCTGCCCCCGATCCAGCAGAAAAACCTGCGGCCACAGATCCTCCAGTCCGTTGGGAGCAGGCGTGCCGGTAAGTCCCACCACGCGGCTGAACTGTCCCAGCACCTTCTTCAGCGCCAGAAAACGTTTCGCCCGGCTGTTTTTGAAGGACGAAAGCTCGTCGATCACCAGCATATCAAAGGGCAGCTTTCTCCCTGCGTAGTGCTTGACCAGCCATTCCACGTTCTCCCGGTTGATGACGTACAGTTCCGCTTTTCGGGACAGCGCGGCGACGCGCTCTTTGGGCGTACCGAGAATGCGTTCCATCCGCAGCCCCTTCAGATGCTCCCACTTGGACAGTTCGCCGATCCAGGTGTCCCGCGCCACCCTAAGCGGCGCGATAATTAAAACACGGCTCACCTCGTAGCTGTCGTACAGCAGATGCGAGATGGCCGTGAGCGTGATGATGGTTTTTCCGAGGCCGCAGTCCAGAAATAAAGCGCACTGCGGCTTCTCCTCCAGAAAGTCCACGCAGAACTTCTGGTACGGGTGCAGATCCTTTTCACCCGGCAAAATGAACCTCCTTCCTGCGCCGGACAACGTGCCGGCGACTGATAACGTATAGAACTACTGAGCAGATAACCTATGCGGCAGCAAACTTTGGCGTTAGCATTCCACACTTTGCAGGCTCATGAGAAATCAGGGGAGAAAACGGGCAAAAGAAAGGCTGACGGTAAAAGGGTCAACGGCAAAAATGCCGCTACCCTAAAACCGCCAGCCTTACAGCATCAAATCCTGAAATGTTGCGTTGTGTTCTCCCGCGCGCGTACAGGCATTCGGGCATATACGCGCTCATTTTCTCTTTTATCCCTCTTTTTCCAAATACTCATATAGAAAGATAGCAACCAGGCAATTCCGATGAATCTCTTCCTATTATATAGCCCCTGTTTGCCTCACCGTCGCTATATGGATTGCCTTTGCCAAAGGCATCCAAACCTTAGCCTGCGTTCTCCGAAGCGCAACCGTCTGGCAACGCATTCACACGAACAAAGCAACGCTGCGTCCCGTAAGGCGCGCGCTTCAGAGAGGCGTTCCTGTTCCCGCTGTACTTCTCCCAGCCGCCGATTTTCATCAGCATACCGAAGATATCGTAAGTATCGGAGCGCTTGATCGTGGAAGGGTCTTTCCCGAAACACTCCGCCCAGATCTCCACGGCGCAGACGGTTGTGCGCTGGATGGTTCCCGTGCGGTTACCGCCTGTGAACTGATCTCCGCGCAGGAAGCCCCGGCGCTCCGCCAGATCCATTTTGTCCCAATCTTCCGGCAGCAGTGTGTTCAGGTATTCCGCGATCATGCCCTCGCGGACGTCGCTCTCCAGCGCGGCCGTCTGTTCCATCTCCGCCTGTTTTTCTTCCTCGGGCGTCAGGAACAGCTTCTCGCCGTTCTTATACAACTGCCAGGCTTCTGCCCACAGCTGCGGTACGACGCTCTCCACTTCCCACGGTCGATGCGGCGAATTGGCCGTGCAGGTCACCGGCCAGAACCGGCGGTTGCCGGTCACATCGCGCAGAAAACCGTCGCCGTTGTTCGTGCTTCCCACGATGATGCACTGGCGGGGATGCTCCTCCACGCTGTAGCCGTAAGAATGCCGGAACTTATCATCCTGTCGGGTGATGAACGCCTTGACCGTTTCCACGTCCATCTTTTTCAGCCCCGCCAGTTCGCCCAATTCCAGAATCCAGTAGCCCTGCAGCTTCTCCGGCGCGGCCTTGTCCTTCATGTCGCTGATGGTCAGGCTGTCAGAGAACCACTTGCCGCCCAGTTTGGCAAAAAAGGAGCTCTTGCCCATGCCCTGCGGCCCGTTCAGCACCACCACGCTGTCGAACTTGATTCCCGGCTCATAGATGCGCGCTACGGCGGCGACCATCATCTTTCTGGCGATGGCGCGGATGTACAGCGTATCCGGGCTACCCAGATAATCGACGAACAACGTGTCCACCCGGGGCACGCCGTCCCAGGCGGGAAGCGATTCGATGTAATCCCGGACAGGGTGATAGCTGCGCTCCGCCGCGATGGCCAGCAGGATGCTTTTCAGCTTGCTGGGCGTGTACAGATTGTAGACCCGCTCCAGATAGATCTGGATTGCGCCCAGGTCGGATTCATTCCAGCCGGGTTTCAGCTGCGTCCAGGGAAGCGTGGTCTTGCCGTCCGCATCCCTGCGGATGTCGATGCCGCTGCGATGGATATTGTAGGCGATGTCCTTCAGCTTGGGATCGTTGCGCAGGATGAGGGCGAGATTGCCGAGGGTATCCTTCACGCGCCCCTGCTTGTCGATCTCCAGCGCGTCCTGCCAGTTTTCATCTGAAGCATTGCCCGATGAAACGGAAGCATTGTTCTCAGTCTCCAGATCGCTGAATTCTTCCATGGCCTGCGCGCTGCGCTCTTCAGCCAACTGGCGTTTCGTCGCTTCATCCTGCGCGGCATACTCCTGCATCCGCCTGATGGAATTCTTTTCGTCGCCCACTGAAGAACCGTCCGGCGCGGTGCCGCCCGGCGTGAACAGATGCCAGCGCACCAGATCAAAGGCGTTGCACAGCTTACCGCCCGCAGGGTCGGTGGCGTGATGAGAAAAGGCGTACTTGTCGTCGTAGACCACCAGTCCGCCCGTGGTGCTGCCGCCGACGAACGTATATCGGTCGTCCTGCTCCGTAGGCGTATAGCGGTCGGGGAGAATATGCGTCAGTACATCGGTGATGGTATGCGCCCGACAAAACGCGCCAATGATCCCGCGCTTTTCAGTAGGGTCTTCCTGCTTGCCGGCAGTATGCCGGATGCGTTCCTCCACCGGCTGTGTCGTAGGCCAGAGCGAAGCGTCCCGCCAGTCGGCATAGGTTTTCAGCACTTCATCCGGATCAAGAAAAGGCGCGTCCTCGCAATGAAAGAAGAACTCGCCGTCCTCGGGCGTGCTGGGCCAGTACATGAGCCGCGCCGGTTCGAAGGTGGTGGGATCAAAGCGTTCAAGTCCCACGTCATCTGCAACGCGGCGGGAAACCGCAGCATATTCGTCCGGCGTGACCGTGCGCGTCAGCGGGATAATGAGCCGCAGGCGCATCTTTTCCGGAGTATGACTATGGGTAGAATAAAGCGCGTAGGCGTTGATAAACGTCATGTCCAGATCGTCCATGAGACCGGGATCGGCGTTGTCCGCGTCCAGACACAGCATACAGCGGTTGACCACGCTGGCGTTGTTGCGCTTGCCGTTTTTCAGATACCCGCCGACGAAGCCGCCCACGTCCTTGATCGTATCGCGCTCGCCCTTGGGCAGCGCTGCATATTCGGCCACCGTTTCCCGGGTGCGGGTTGTGGTGGCGAGCTTGTCCAGAAACTCGCTCCAGAGTACCTCTTTGTTTTGCCATTGGGACGCTTTCCGGCTCCTGCCAATGGCGATCAGGAGCTTGCGGTCATACTTTACCTGCATTCTGAATCCTCCTCAATCTTTTCGATAAATCGTAATTTCATGATTTTTGATAGTAAGCGCATTCGTATCCATCCGCCCGCAACGGCAGATCTTCCGCCCAGTCCGGCGCAATCGCCATGAGCCTGCAGGCTTCCTCCAGAGAACCTTGACCAATGGGCTTTTCAATGACCGACTCATCGTGGACGTGGAACACCACGGGGTAGCCGTTCTTTTCCAGCGTCAGCAGCGCATGAGCCAGAATATCCCGTGCAATGGCCTGCGTCGCATTCTCCGCCAGTTTTCCGCCGAAGGTCTCCTGCACGACCATCTGCCCAGTTGCATTGGGCGCATAGTAACCGATGGCGTCGCTGCCGAAGCGATTCTCCGTGAAATGCGGAGACTGATAGCAAAGATTTCGACCGGAGGGCAGGCGCATGAACATCTTATCATCCTGCCAGTAGAGTGCTACCTTTCCTATGCGGGCAGAGGTTTTCCTGCGAATGACCGTCCTCGCCGCACGGTCCAGCGCGTTCCAGAACGCCACGATATTGGGATTTGCGGCACGCCATGCATCTACCAGCGGCTGCATTTCTTCCTCGGGCATCTTCGCGCCCATGGCCTTCAGCGCGCCGACTCCGCCGCCGTAGCCACAACTGAGGGTAGCCTGCTTACCTTTCTGCCGATACTCATAGTTCGGATTACCTTTGACAATGCTCTCCTGTGGAATATGGAACATGCGGCTGGCGGTCGCTTCATAGATCTTGCCCTTGCCGCGAAATTCCTCCAGCACCCATTCCTCGTTCGCCAGCCATGCCAGTACGCGCGCCTCGATGGCGGAAAAGTCCGCAACGAGAAAACGGCATCCATCCTTCGGGATGAACGCCGTGCGGATCAGTTCTGAGAGCGTACCGGGAACGGAGGCATAGAGCGTATCGAGCAGTTCCTCGTCTCCGATCTTCACGATGTCCCGCGCCAGCTCCAGGTCAGGCAGATGGTTCTGAGGGAGGTTTTGTGCCTGCACGAGCCGCCCCGCCCATCTGCCGGTACGGTTGGCCCCATAGAATTGCAAAAGCCCATGTACGCGCCCGTCTCTGCATACACATCGAGCCATGGCCTCATACTTTTTGACGCTGGTTTTGCTCAGTTCCAGCCGCAGGTTCAACAGTTCCGCCACAATACCGTTCGTCTGCGCCGCCTTTTCCTGCACGATCTTCCTGGCGAGGCTCTCCATGGGCATATCCTGATCCGCCAGCCATGCTTTCAGCTGGCTCACACTTCCGGGGTTCTCCAGCCCCGTCAGTTCCTTTGCCCGCTGACAGGCTGCCTGCGCAAATACCGCATCGACCGCGATGGCGTTTTTCACGAGCTTCTTATCCACGCGCACGCCCCGGTCGTTGATCTGCTGATCCAGCGCGTACAGTTCCCATTCCTGTTCAGGGAGAGGATACTTCTCCAGCGCCTTTCGGATGGCACGCTCAGTTTCCACATCCTGGGCATTGTACTGCCTGTACACCGCCCACTTTTCAGGCGCGTCGGCAGGCAGATTGCGCGTCCTGCCGCCGTTGGTTTTGCTGGGCTTGCAGGGGACGGAGAAATAACGGATGAGGTCTTTGCCTTCCTCCATCTTCTTCGTCGTGCCCAGGGCGACGGCGGCGTCCGCCAAGCGTCCGGGCAGCGTAAGATACGCCGCCATGACCATGGTGCAGCGCCACTGATGCGGATCCAGCCAGTGCCCCAGATAGCGCGACAAGCATACGCGCTCGAACTGAGCGTTGTAGGCCACCTTGATAATATTGGGATCTTCCAGCGCAGAAATGACTTCCGGTGGAAGTGCTTCGCCGCTGGCGAGGTCAATGGTCTGTACAGGTTCATCGTCGAAGGCATAGGAGAACAGAAGAATCTCGAAATCCGGCGCGTCGCAGTAGCGATACACGCCGCACCTGGGCAATGGCGCCGAGCTGTATGTCTCCAAGTCCAGACCCATAATACTGGGCATAACGATCACCTCCAAAAGACCGCCCACGCAGTATAGGCGTGAGCGGTCTGAGTCCGATGCTGGAAATCAGTCGAGGAAATCATCCGCGTCGTCATCGTCCAGCGCGTCAAATTCATCCTCGGCGCGGACGCGACCGTTCAGCGGCTCGCCGTCCTCCCAGAACTGGATGTTGGACAGTCCCGCCGCAATGCCGCGATTGCCGTTGGCATTGAAGGGATAGATGTTGATGGAAGCCCGGATATAACAGCCGGAGTAGATCGCCAGCGGATCGGTGATCTTCACGCGCTTGCGGTCGACCACGCCGGGCTGTTCCTGACTGGTGGCGTTGATGAAATAGCTGTCCGCGTAGGCAGGATCTTCCGGACGATCCACGTCGCCGTCACGCAGGGGCAGCTTCAGATTGGGCGGGATTTTGCCGCCCCACTTGGGCACGCCTTCCTGTTTGGCCTGCTCGATGGCTTCCCTGATTTTCCCAACCGTCACGGTATCGCTCTTGGGAATGATGAGAGAGCAGCTGTACTTGGGTTCGCTGCCGTTGATGCTCTTGGGTTCGAAAACGTGCACGAAGGACGCGCGAACCTTGCCGGTGATGACTTTGATAGACATAGTGGTTTTCCTTTCCGCCCATATATGGGCATTCGATTTGATTTGCACTTATTGTGCAAAAATGCTTCTTATAGTCGCTATTAGGCGATTATTCCTTGAAATCGCCCGCCGCGTCGGAATACGGCTTGCGGGGATCGGTTTCAGGGACAAGCGTCGGCGCGCCCTGGGGCTTGACGATATACCTGCCCAGCACCTCGCTGAACTTCTTCCTGCCCAGCCGCTTTTCCAGATCGCCCACGCCCAGCAGCGTGGTTTTGTAGATGTCGGTGTAGCCCGCCTCGGTCGCCGCCTTGATGACCTCGGCTTCGCTGGTGTATTTGCGCACCGTGCGCCCGGCGACCAACTTATAGCCCGGCCAATGCTTCCCGTCTACCGCTTCCTGTGTGGCGTAAGCCATGAGATCCTGCACCCAGCTGTTCAGGCTTTCCGCCACGGGCAGAATGTCGGCGATCTCTTCGTCCGAGAGCAGGTCGGGCTGTTTGAAGTCCCGTTCGGCGAGGCGCATATGATATTCGCTGCGCTTCCGGCAGGTATAACGCGCCTTGCAGAAGCGGCACCATTCGCCGGCGCAGAATTCGCCTTTTCCTTCATACGCCAGCAGCGCTTTGGGGCGTACCTCCTTCTCCGCCCAGCGCAGCAGCTTGTCCGCCTCCATTTCGTAGGAGGACAGGTTGTTCAGCCGGGGCTGTACGATGGTCATGCGCACATGATGGATGTCGTAGAGCGAATCAAATTCCAGCAGTGCGCCCAGGGCATAGAGCATGAGCTGACTATTCCGATTGGCGTCTACTCTTACGCCGCGACCGCCCTTGAAATCGATTACCTCGATCACGCCATCCGCCACGATAACCAGATCGCCGGTGCCGAAGCCCTCCGGCACGTACTCGCTGTAATCCAGTCGGTGTTCCACCATGATCAGCGGATCAGGGCAGGAGGAGCGAACCGCCTCGATGGTTTCAATGCAGAAGGAGACGTATTCATCCGTGACGCTTTCGGCCTCGTCCGAGTAAAACTCGCTGTCCCGATGCTCGGCGTACTGCACTTCTACGGCTTCGGCGGTCATGTCGCCCAGGTAGCGGTGCAGCTTCAGCTCGCACAATTCATGGCAAAAGGTACCCTCTTCCGCATAGGTCGAAGGCTTATCCTCGAACTGCTCGGAGAGTTTGACCGAAGGCGGGCACATCATCCAGCGATGGGAAGAGGAAGCGTTGAGGCGAGCGTGGGCGCGGTTGGTATGCTGAATTTCACTCACAGCGCGGCCACCTCGTTCTTGACGGCTTCATACTGGCTTTCCTGCAGCTCGGTGAGCTTCTTCACGCCGTACTTCGTCAGGATCGCCTTGATCTTCGAGCGGTTCTCCGGGGTAGAACGCGCCGCCACAAAGGCGCGCAGGTCCACGATGGTCAGCTTCTCAGCAGGGCCGGGCGTCGCTGCAGCCGCAGGTATGGCGGCCGTCGTCACGCTCTCCGGCCGCTCGTCGAAGGGAGTGGGCCCGTCATAGGGCGCAAAGCCCTCCGAGCCGATAGCGGATCCGTTCTGGCCGGCTTTGTTGAACGGCTCGTTCAGGATGGACTCTTCGCTCTCGCCGGCAGCCTTACGTCTGGCCAGCTGCTCGGCGCAGTCGTCCACGATGGCCTGCATACTGTCCGCCATGGCGCGGGCATGGGTGGCAATGTCCTGAAGCATCTGAATGTGAATGGTCATGGTTAAACTCCTTTCCGATAGTTGACGGGGAATTATCGTTCCTGCCGGGCGCTTTGCTTCAGCGCCGCGGACAGGAGTTCGTACTTGTGATTGATTTCTTCCCAGGAGAGTTCAAGCTCCGTGCGTCCGAAATGTCCATAACGGGCCAGTCGAGAATAGATGGGTCTGTTCAGCTTCAGGTCACGGATGATTCCTGCAGGCGTAAGACCAAAGACCGCTTTTACCGCCGCTTCGATGCGGCTGTCGGAAACCACGCCGGTGCCGAAGGTATCCACCGTAACGCTGACGGGTTCGCTCTTTCCGATGGCATAGGCGATCTGCACCTCGCATCTCTTTGCCATGCCCGCCGCCACGAGGTTCTTCGCCACCCAGCGGGCGGCATATGCGCCGGAGCGGTCTACCTTCGTCGGATCTTTACCCGAAAGCGCGCCGCCGCCGATATGCGCCACGGGACCGTACTGATCCACCGCCAGCTTGCGCCCGGTCAGGCCGGTGTCCGCGGCAGGGCCGCCCAACACAAACTTTCCGGAAGGATTGATGAGAATGCTGGTATCTTCCTTCAGCAGTTCCCTGGGCAGTACCTTGCCCAGCACTTCCTTGCCAATGAAGCGGCGGATGCTCTTGTGGTCAATCTCCGCATCATGCTGCAGAGAAACAACCACGGCAGTCACGGCGACGGGCACGCCGTTTTCATAGGCGACAGTAATCTGAGCCTTACCGTCCGCGCCCAGCCACGGGGTAGTGGGCTTCAGCTCGTCCAGCCGTTTACAGATGCGGTGCGCCAGCACCACGGGCAGGGGCATGTATTCTGCCGTCTCGCTGGTGGCGTAACCCACCACAATACCCTGATCGCCTGCGCCCAGTTCGGTTTTCCCTACGGCGGCAGAGATGTCCGGGGACTGTTCGTGGAGACAGACCTCCAGTTCCAGCAAACCGTGAGGATCTCCGCAGAGATCGCTCATGGTGTAGCCGATGCGATTGATCACGCCCGCCACGATCTTATCGCAGGTAACCGTTGCCTTGGAGGTGATCTCGCCGCCAACGACGATTTTGCCCGCCGTAGCGAAGACCTCTACGGCGACGCGGGCATTGAGATCCTGCCTGAGATGCGCGTCCAGAATGGCGTCCGCCACCTGATCGCAGAACTTGTCGGGATGACCGGCACGGACGGATTCTGCCGTGACCAGTCGGATATTTTTCTCGTTCATGATAATTTCTCTCCTTGTCAGTCGTAATGGACAACCTGCGTCCGGGGATGGCGTTTCTTTGCCGCCTTCGGCTTGCGCATGGCGCTGCGAAGGGCGAAGAACGCCGTGGGATCGGAGTAACCTTCGGAATTGCGGTAACGCAGCGGCTCATTATCGGCGTTCAAGATGGGGCAGCTGGCACGCTGTTCTTCATCGTACTGCCTTATGCAGTAGCTACTCTTAGTACAGTCGCTACAGCAGAACTTCTTACACCCGTCACCATCCTCTGCGTCAGCGCCCGCCAGCCGGTCAGGACGTGCGCCAGAATGAAGCTCGCGCCACGCTTGATCTGCTTCCAGAAGAACATCGGCTCGTAGGCGACAGTTGCTTCTGTGACAAAAACGTCGGTAATGTACCACACGCCCTGCATCTTCTTCAGCAGCAGATACACGCCGTCTTCATAGCGGACCTCCTGACAGCCTTTGTCCAGTTCTACGCCCGCAGCTTCGTGCGCCGTCAGGTAAGCCGCCAGTTCGTAGCGGAGAACGAATCCCCGGAGGAACCGCGCGCCCAGGCTGCGATTGAGCCGCATAAACTGCTGCCAGCCGGAACGGGTGAAATCTACCTGCGCCGCTCTCTTGCTTCCCTGTTCGTTGCTCATTAACAT